TCTTCTAATCCCCTGCGGCCTTCGGCCGAACGTCGGGGGATATCCCTTGTCGGGGTTGTGGGCTTACGCCTGCGCCCTGGCTGGGATTCCCTCCGGCTGGCAACCTCCGGATGGTATACTCCGGTTGGTAGCCCTGCCGCTTGCGGGGGATATCCCTTGTCGGGGCTTTCTGCCGTCCGTGGCTCCGCCTTCGCCATCCTCCCGGCCTCTACATCGCCGGTGCGAAGCATCGCCACGTCTCTACCGCCTGCACGGAACTGCAGGTACCGCCGATTGACTTCGGTTCACCAAGTATGGTCCGCTCTAAGGACCGCCGCTACCCGACCCACGGTGGGAATGGAGCATCACTTCTAACGCGAATAAGAATTATGGCTCGCAAGACGAAGAACGCAGCTGAAGCTGCACAGAACAACATCGCAACTGAACTTAACAACGCCGAAGTTCAGGGTATGCACGTAGACGGCGTTGAAGCTACTGAAGCTACTCCAGTCAATCCCTTTGAGGAGACTGTTGAGACCGTTGTTGAGCGCCCACGCGCCTATACGGTTACGGCTAAGTCCATCGAGCTTACGCAGATGGCTGACCTCAAGAAGCTCGGCGTGCTCAGTACGTTTGTGATGAAGACTCAGTATGGCGACCGCCAGCAGGCCTTCATCAGCGTAGATGGCAAGCCTACCGCTGTATGGGTTAATGGCACCAAGGAAGGCCCTCAGGTCTTCGAGGATGCTATCGCTCTTACGCAGCAGACAGGTCAGGTGTTCCACGTGAACCTCCAGATGCGCATCGTAGACAATCAGCCCGCCGGGTACAACCTGTTCATCGGCAACTACGAGGCTGACCCACGCTACAAGATGAACTTCTTATAGTCCTACGACTATGAACCAGATGGTCATCTTGGACGAACTCAATCCCTCAGTGACTTCGGTCATTGAGGCGATTGATATAGTTTCCGCTGGGAATGAGATGTTACGCGACTTCCTGAACCTTGTACGCAAGGCTGGAGTCAAGCGTCAGCTCGTCTATTATAATCAGGATACATCACGTATGTGTCTTGACTTCACCACGGAGAAGTCTGTAGAGGTAGTCCGTGGTAAGACCATCGGATGGGGAGCCACCGTCTATTGCGGACCAGTACCGCACGAGCAGACTCACCAGACTATCGTCCTTTACAAAGCGTAAAGCGCAAAGACCTCCTTAGGGAGGTCTTTTTTGTATAAGCGGACTATAAGTGCTACGCGCTTATAGCCGAGTACAGGGTTAATACGACCAGCGTGTGGAGCCGATGGAAATTCCGGCTTCGCACCTGCCGCTTGTATTAGGGGTGTTCACATAGTACGTCTTGCTTTCCGTTCTCCTTGTGCGGCCTGCCATTTGTAAGGTGGTGGTAGGTTGCCTGAGGAAGGGAGAAGCAGGGGAGAGGCGTACTATGCGAACATCGGACCTTGCGCTTTACCGAGGATGCTATACCATAAGTATAGGGACATACACATACATAGAGCTGGCATTGACCAGCAAGCTAACAGGGGCTTGAAGAAAAGCTCCTGAGGAGAAGACAGTATAACTAGCGGGTATTCTTAGCGCATTACGCCTTAGGACCTTTACGGCCTGAAAGAATAGGGGTACCTTTGCAACAACAACAATACGATTATGAAGCCATATCTCAACAACGCTCAGTACGCACTATCAGTAGTAATATCAATATTTGGTATTCTCTTCCTCATCTGCACTTATGGCTGGAAGGAAGAGGATATCAACATCTTCCTGTGGCTTATCGGTCAGGTGATCGGGTACGCCACACTCTTCGCCGTAGCAGCTGCGATGCTCGGCACAGTAGAACGACTAAATAAGAATCACAAGTAATGGACAGAAAGACCGCTGAGGGGCTTATGAACAAGCTCGTGGAGCTACCCTCAGGATGCAAGCTCAACTGGCCGTATCGCTATTACGCGTACGAACTCAAGGCCATATACCTCATAGTGCCTAACAACAGCAAGAAGTACTGTTACTACATCCAGCATACTGAGGAGAGACTGAGTGGCGAGAACGAGCGTAGAGTACACCTGACGTTCTTCAGGGGACCATACGCAGCGTCACACATTGCAGCAGCATACGTGAACTACTCTTTCCTAGAAGAGTTCGACCACGCCAGCTTTAGAACGAGCTCTGTAGATCGCAACTTCGTACGACAGAGAATCAGGGAAGCAGTGTTCAACATTCTGGTAGACCGCTTCTGGGAATGGGAGTATGCCGTGATGCCTAAGCAGTACGACCCTGAGGAGATGAGGAGACAGGTAGAGCTCAATGTTGTCATCCCTGACTACGATGAGATAGACGGTGTACTACACGCCAAGATCCACTCAGGGACAGATAGACAGGTAGACTACTTCATCAGGACTGAGAGAGCACTATCTATGGAATCCTCAGGTCCTGGTCTCCTCATGTACCACTACTTCTGGGATCGTGATGATAAGGATAGTAGTCCTAGACAGCTCACTAAGGAGGCAACGATGACGCTCCTCCTCTCAGTCCTACGTACAGAGGATAAGATGGTAGAGCGCAAAAAGAAACGCAGTAAGTAAAACAAGAATAATATGAGCAAGACAGCAAGACAGATTTGCATTGAGAATGGCAAAGAGTCAGAAGAAGTAGGACTAGCACCGTTACGTAAGCGATACGTAGAGATGCTTAATGCACTGAGAATCTACAACGCAAAGCTACAGGTGAGGCCAGACGAGAATAAGACAAGACTCGCGGCATAGAGAGTGAGTACACTCGTCGGCTTCCTCAAGTACGGAAACTACAAGGAAGGCGAAGTAGCAGCTGAAAAAGCTGGCAATCACATCTACGACTATCTGATGATGATTGCAGAAACAGTAGTACAGAATGCCGAGATAACAGAGATCGTAGAAAGTCCAACATATACATACGAGTTCATCCTTCCAGCGTTCTACAATGCGAGCTTTGTTGAGGACCCAAAGACCTCAGAGTATATCAAGTCCTTTGACTTTGAAGCTAGACTGGCAGCAAACGTGGACAGAAGCATGGAGGATGCAAAGTACACTCTATGGGCAATGAAGGATCTCTTCCTTATCGGATGGATCCTTGGCGTCGACTTAGACGAAGAGATAATTCAACTCACCAAGAAAGAAGATTAGCAATATGGAAAAGACAGAGTACCAAGGCGAGGCCCACTACAAGGGGTACAAGTACGAGCCTGTGAAGTACATCATGGATATGAAGTTCGACTTCATCCAAGGTAATATCCTCAAGTATCTCGTACGCTATCGCAAGAAGAATGGCCTACAGGATCTGAAAAAGGCAAGGTATTACGCTGAAATAGGCTACATGCATGGTACCAAAGGAAGAACCTACGGATCCGTCCTTGAACGAGACATCAATCTAGATAGACTCTATAGGTTTATCTCGCAACCACAGTTTGACCAGCAAACTATAGACTTCCTCATGATACTAATCACGCTTATATGTAATTACCAGATGAGGGAGCTTGCTCACCTCATCGATATGCAGATGAAGATAGAGTATCCTACGCACGAACATGGAACAGAGTACAAAAGAAACGATCCTGGCCAACCTTAGTGACGCATCTAATATGCTCGTTATCCTAAGGCTTACCCTAGACAAGTTCATAAACCAATGCGAGTTTGAGAACAGGTACCCATCAATCCAGGAACTAAGAGACCTCAAAGAAATCATAGAAGACGCAAGCATCTATGTAAAGAGAACTAAAGAAGGCATCATCAACGAACAAACAAGAACAAGTAAGACATGGATAAGCTAGAATCAATCCAGGTAGGCGGAGATCACTACAAGGGGTACGACTACCAACCTCTGGGTCTCATCGAGAACCTTAACCTCTCTTTCGCAGAGGGATGCATCCTCAAGTACGTAATACGCTTCCGCAAGAAGGGAGGCAAGGAGGACCTCCTCAAAGCCTTAGACTACGCTCGACGTGAATTGCTAAAGCAACTCAAGGTCGATCCAGAGAAGCGAAGCAAGGAAGTCAATCCTCTCAACGTAGCCGAGGCCCTGTCCTTCTGCGCTCAGGATTGTATCCTTGAGGAAGACAGAGACTTCATCTTTGACGTAGCCAACTATCTACATGCAGGACTGATGGTCAAAGCAGCTGACACCATTATGGCTAAGATCAAGAGTACCTACGACAAAGACGAAGAAGATACACCTAAGATGCCTAAGGATCCCAAGGTGCAGCTCAAGCAGATTAAGGAAGCTGCAGACCACGTATTGAGTGAAGTCCAGAAGCGAGAAGATGAAGCTAAGGGCAATGGCTTCTTGGAGGTAGCAATCGCCAACAGCGAAAACTGTAGTGATATGAAGCTCATGCTACAGATCATAAGAGATACTATCACACTCTAACCACAACGCCCACATCGCCCTAACCCGGTGGTATGGGCGTTATTAGTATAAGCACAATGAGAGAATTACTAAGATACATAATCGCTCTCTTCCTCATAGGCGGTACGGTGTGGGCAGCAACCCTCGCCATAAAGACTCTTGAGGAAGATAAGAAGCCGGAGAGAGGACTACTGTGGATGGCAGACACCAATAAGAAGTACACAGAGTTTGAGCCTGGTCTTGTAGCCTTCCTCAAGGACACACCCACCCACAAGGTACTCTACGCCATAGACGCTAATGAGGAAGCAGAGAGTTATTTCGGTCTTTACCTCGTCACCGACAGCGCAGGCACCACCTCCTCAAAGCTCCTCTTTATGGCTAAGAGCGTAGAACAGCTTCAGGAGGCCGCAGAATCCCTCAGTGATACAGATACCCAGGAAGGAACTTTAAGGCTCCCACAGGGGCTGAAATAAACCCACAGAGTAAAATATAAACTAACATAACAATGGATACAGCAAGATACTCATCGGTCTCATACGTCATCGAGGGACCCCAGATGATCTTAGGGTACATCAATGGCGTTATCAACAAGTACATGCAGAACAACGGCAATACGTGGCTTGGTGGTATGCTATACGACCTAGGTGCAGTTAAGGGCGACCCTCAAGTGGTATGCCCACGCTCCTACCTCAACTCTATCGAGGTGGACATGTCCGAATCACCAGTCACACTACGACTTGAGACAGAAGAGATGTACGGCAAGTCCGAGTTCATGCACTGCCTAGCCCAGGAGTTCAAGGATATCAAAATCTACTATCGCGAGGTAATGCGTGAATGTGGAGTACTCAAGACCAACGATGAGGAAGGAAAGTACTTTCCAGAGAGATACCGAGTGGACTACAAGGTAGGAGACAAGACTGGCACTGAGTACGTCAAGACAGAGGACGAAGCCCTTGATATCGCCTACAAGCTCACAGACATCGCCTTCAGTGAGCTCTTAGAGGTCGATTGCTGGAACAATGACCAGGTCTACGACGAGGGTACTGACGACTACATCTACATCAACGAGTTCTTAATATCAGACTAATATGCCAAACTGGGATTCAATACAGTATACCATCAGAGGAGAGGAGAATGAGCTACAAGAGATCTATGATGCTCTCCTCAAGATGAAAGAGTCGGAACATCCCGACTGGGTAGGTAGCGTACTTACAGGTCTAGGCTTTAATAGGAAATCCTTAGAAGACTACCAACTTAGAGCCTTCGTACAAGACTTTTCCTTAGAGGATGGCCGACTGGTCATCACCACCGAAGAGGCTTGGTGTATGACACACTTCCCCTATTTGCTCTTAGAGGTATTCCCTAACCTTGATATCTTGTATATTGAGGAAGAGCCAGGATGTCAGATCTACGAGACTAACGACGCAGAAGGTTATACCTACCCAGAGCGAGCGAAGGTAGACTACCACCTTGATGATCAAGATGGGGTAGAGTACTTTCACTCTGAGAAAGAGGCGATCGAATTTGCCAAGGAGATATCAGGTAAGGACTTCAATACACCTGAAGAGTTCAATCGATGGAGCAACAATGATCTTGACCTGGATCACTATTGCTACATCAATGTGTTCAACGTTACAAACGAGTTTAGATAATGACAGAAGATCTAAGACAGCGAGTAAAACTCTTCGGGCAGCTTGCAATAGCTTACTCTATCCTCAATGAGGAAGATAGCCAGAAAAGCAAGGACCTAAGAGAAGAGCTGCAACTCGAAGTGTTTATGCCTAACACATCGCTTGACAAGGAGGGTAAGACCATTCTCGTTGCGATCGAAGACTCAGTCATCTCTATAGGCATATCCCTAATCGCAGCACAGCAATATGGGATCATGCCGATCCAAAAGGATTTTGAATGGGCTATCCAATCAAGATTCTTTGCCATAGAGCTTTGCTCCATAGGCCTGACTGAGGCTGATGACCATAATCAATGGTACATCGATAGCTACATAAAGGGCATAGAAGTAAAGCCAGTCATACCATCCGCGCTCTATAAGTTCTATGGGTTCAGGCTCATACGACTGGAAGACCAAGAGATGGAAGAAGAGGCGGAGAGTATCATCTCGGAGATCATACATCATTCCAGAGCAACACTACGAGGCTACCTAGAGGAAACCTTAGAAAAGAGTGAGAATGGAATAGACCTGAATGACATAGGAGGAAGATCAATAATCATGCAGTATAGCCCCAGCATTGGGGAACGATTCAAAACATTATAATCAAGAACGAACATGTATCAAGGAGAATTTGAATGGGGCAATCTCGCCCTCATCGGTATCGAGATCCACAAGAACGCAGTCAACAAGGGCTTCTGGGATGAAGAGCTTCCACCCTCACACTACCAGGGGATGATCGTCTCTGAGCTTGGTGAGATGATCAACGCTCACCGAGCAGGCCTCATCACCAAGGTCGACCTCAACGAGCTGATCAACGAGACCGACGACGAGAAGTTCAAGAAGCGCTTTGAGGAAGAGGTCAAGAACAACTACGAGGACGAAGGTGCTGACGTGGTCATCCGCGCGCTTGATGCTCTGGCCAACAATGGTGAGAGCGAAATGCGCACACACCTGGTAGACACACTGTCACAAATGGACAAGAGCCTCAGGGCAGAACTTGAGGAAAAGGGAAAGATGGAGACGTACAAGGAGCTATCAATGCCATCACGTGTCTACTACATCATCAGAACTGCAGGATATATGGATATCCAGCATGGACTCATAGGATCACTCTGCCACATCATCACAGAGATGCGTCTCATCGCTGAGACCCTGAACTTCGACCTGATGAAGCACATCCAGGTCAAGATGCGCTACAACGAGATGCGCCCCTACAAGCACGACAAGAACTACTAGGATAGCTAGTAACTAACAATCAAGGTGTCCCTGGCTCTTCTTAGGAGGGCTGGGGATGCTTTGTTAATACAGAACAAAATGACACGAGAAGAAATAGCCAAGAGCCTAAAGCCTCTAGAATGGGATGTATGGGAAGGTGAGAGATATCGCTATGCGAATATCAACGATACATACGAAGCAATGATCCTGGAGAAGAGAGATGGACGATTCCTCCTCAAGATCAACAAAATCGGTAGAATCAACTCATGCATGCTCACGACCTTCGACACAATAGCCGAGGCGCAAGAGGGAGTCCGACAATGGCAGATCGGCCACATGTGCTCTTACTTTGAGATGGACAACTAACAATAAGCATGTGAGGAAAGGATAGTCTCTCTTCCTCAACCACTAATAAGTAACAACAACTATGATCACCAAGGAACAAATCAAGGAGCAGCTGAAGGACCCAGAGTGGGTAAACCCAGCTGGAAAGGAAACCGGTACTACAAGATGCGTATGGGACCCAGTATGGGGAATGCGTATCCTAGCAGTTAGAGATCCTTTCGCAGACGGATGGATCGCAAACGCAATTCATCCAGGACACTCAACAGAAATCTGCGCAGGCAAGACCTTCCCAGAGATGGAGGAGGAAGTCAAGGAGTGGGTGGCAGACGAGATCTATCAAGTACTAAAGCAATCAAAGCAATGATCAAGACATACGTAGACGAGAATGGATTTAAGTTCAAGGGCCTACAATACACAGGTAAGAACCTTGAAGAATTTTACAAAGTCCTAAACAACCCGGATAACGAATTGGGAATCTTCGTACCTCTAGGATCGCATAACGTGGTTGTAGAAGATTCAAATGGACTCTTCTTCTTATTTCACAACCGACAGATCGAACTGAAGAAGGGACAGCACTTCCTGTATAGCAAGGACACCTATATCTTCGGTGTGTTCAATAATAGTGAACTAAAAGAAGACTTTGAACAAGTGAAGTAGAATCTGGGCCTCCTCAGGAATGAGGGGGCCTTTAATAGTATAAGCTATGAGGAAAAACGAGAAGCTGAATAGACTGATAAGTCTATCCATAAGAGTCTCCGAAAAAGCCGTGAACATACAAGCTACAGAAAAGCTCAAGGAAGACCACAGGAGAAACACGGAGAACGAGATCAAGAAAATGCTGAACACCGAGATCTACTATGCCTTAGCGTCAAGGAAAATAAGGGTTGATGTCCAAAAGATGGCATCATCTCTCCTCAAGGTCCACAAGCTAAGAGGTAGGATGGCATTCATCTGCAAGATAGCTAGGGATCTAGTAGATAGAAAGATGGTGAGACTCGAGGATTTATCAGATCAGGGTAATATAGGAGAGCCACCGCCACCTATAACGATAAGACAAATACCGAATGACACTGTAGGTGGACCAACTCATACATGGATTAGAGTGTCAAAACCAGTGAAATTCAAAGGAATATGCGCTCTAGTTATACCTACAGATAGACCAATGAATATAAGCACAGTCGGATCAGAAGGTATATACTACGATGAGATCAAGGAGATGCTTGACTACACGCTTGAGGTGTTCGATGAGTTTGAAGCAGAGTTCATCCAGCGCGTAGAGAAGTGGTTAAGTAAATAAGGCAAGAATATGGATATGGAATTAATTCACCTAGTCTCCGAGGCACAGGAGATTTACAGAAAAAAGAGCCCAATCGAACAAAGGAAGAGAAAGAACCGGAAGAAAAAGGCGCAAGAGATCGCGAGAGTCTGTGGTGTTGGCTTAGACTACTACATGCTAGATAGGCATCAGAGACGAGCCTATGAGTATATAGCATCATGCGTTAGGAAAATACAGCGCATGGAATCCGAGCTATTACGAATGACAGCAATCATGGAGATGCTACAGCTCTCAGGAGTATTACGTGTTGGAGAGTCAATCTGGATGAGAGACATTAGCATCAATGTGGATATCGAGGATCTTGCGAAGGAAAAGCCAAATGAGGTAAGAATGATAGCGCGAGGATACATAGAGATAAAATACGACCATCAAAATGAGGTAAGGGAAATCAGAATAAACGAGATCGGGGATACCAATATCAAGCAAGAGATCGAAGATGGAGTACCACCAAGCAGGGTAGCGAGCATGCTGACCTATACCCTTGAGCGTCTGCCTGAGTTCAGGGAGTTCTTCATAAAGGAGATCAAGATCAAACTAGATAAAGCAAAGTAAAAGATATGACAAGAAAGAACCGCAACGAGCTACTACGCTCTATCGCCATGGTGCTCATTTCCTTCATCGCAGGACTCAGCGCAGTGGTGTTCTTTGAGACTGACATGATCACCGGTATCACGCAGACCGCCATGTGCCTATCTGTAGCCATCTGTATGCGCCTCCAACGATACGAGTAGCATGATAGACCTAATGTCGTATTATATCCTCATACAGGGCATCTATTTGATCCTGGCGAGTGGATACCCCACAGAAGTAAGAGCTTTTGTTATCGTCACATTCATCTATGCGATAGCAAGAGCAGAAAGAAGAAGAAGTAACAGGTCCTGAGGAGAAACAACTATCCTTTCCTCAGGCCACTAGTCAACAAGGACAACTATGAATGAGAACCTAATCCCTGAGTGCAGGGAGTTCACGATGATAGAGGAGCTATGGCCTATAAAGAAATACGAAGGCAATAGACCTGTATGGGATTGCCGTAATTGGATCGTAGGAGCCGTACAAGACGAGATCCTTGAGCATGTGAAGAGATATAGCTACCCATACGTATTGACGCTCTCAGAAGAGCCTATATGGACTCAGGTGGGATATGAGAATAGAAGAGATAAAAGCTACACAGTAGGTATGCAGAAGCTCTCACCCATAGAAATCAGTATGATCGTTACCCCTTTCTTCAGGAAGGGATATAGGATCTACCAAGATGAGAAGAGTAAGTGCATCAAGATCTCAAGAAAGGAGATCCCGGAGCTTAATACTCTTCAGATGCCACCAGACATAGTACAAGAACCAGCTGGGACCAGTAGACTAGATCAGATCTGGGCAAAGGAGGAGCGTGACGCAACAGGCTATATGATGGAGCTTCTAAGATACAGAGGGTTCAACGTGGTAAAAAGAATCGACAACGACAAGACATCTGTTAAGTTCACCATATACCTAGAACACGAAGGACCGACAGTAGATGCCGAAATCAGAACTCTCGACAAGAGCGCGGAGGTTAGCATCTTATATCAAGCGGTAATCGAGGTAGACGAAGAGACAACAAGGCTAGCCGGACGCTCAGCTAATATGTCGGAGTCAGTAGGATCTAGAACAGCCCATGAGGCTGCAGAGTGGATCACGAGAGCTGTTACAAACATCAATAGACAACTTCAGATTAATGGTAAAAAGAATCGCGACAATAACGATCGATAAGGTACGTGGTGCAACAATGGACTACTTCTAAACAAACATCGAGGTAGTCCACTCTATGATCAACATAGAAGGCGATATCACCGAAGACAAGGAGAGGAGAGTACATCGCTCTCCTCACATCGAAGATAAGCTCCTGTGGATCTCAGAAACCCTTAATCCTGAGGAAGAGAGAGATGAGTAATCCTCTTCAATTCTCATAAATTAAAGAGAATCTACCAGAACTTATGAACCCCAGCAATGGGAAAGTATAACTCTAATCACAACTTAAAATGAAGCTATTCCAAGCTAAGGTCTCCTATGAGACCACCTTTGACGAGAAGATGTCCGAGTCTTACCTCGTCGAAGCACCTAACTACGCCTTCGCCGAGATCCTCATCGAGAAGTGGGTAACACGTCAGTATGCCTACAAGCGTAACAGTCTCAAGATTGACTCTCTCAAGGTCGTCAAGGCTGAGCTAGAGATGCAAGAGCTACGCGAGGATCAGTATCCGCTGTTCTTCCTGGTCACCTATCAGGTAGACACGATCTCTGAGGTTGGCAATGTAGCCAAGAGCACCACGCGTAAGCTCTTCCTCTCAGTAGAGGACTTCACAGCTGCCTTTGCGCTCGCTACTAAGTTCAAGAAGGACTTTGACGGTGAGAGCAGCCAGGAGACGATCCTATCTATCAAGGATACACCTATCGTAGCCTTCCTTGAGGACTCTATTGTAGATCAGTTCATCATCAAGCGGAACAAGGAAGACCTTGCGCTAGAACATCAACCCAACTAACAGACAATGACGCAAGAAGAAAAGGAGCTCCGCATCAAGGAGCTAGAAGCAAGTAAGACTAAGACCGAGAACTTCATCGAGGTAGCAAAGCAGGCAGAGGAGCTGGCTGACGCAACTATGGACTTCTTCATGAAGATGCACCAGGCGGTCATCAACAAGGAGGATCCAGCAGCTACAGCAAGAGTCTTCTCAGAAGGAATGACCGGCATCACAGCGCTGGCTATGTCCACCAAGCTCTCTTCCTCAATGGCTGTAAAGCTGGAGGGGATTCAGCTGGACATCATCGACGCTCAGCTCAAAAATCTAGGTGTAGGCGTTATGATGGACGCGAGAGACCTGAAGAAAGATAAGAACCCCACCGCTAATTAGTCTTCTCTACGACTAAGTAGTATATGTGTAATAGCCCACCACCAGCAAGAAACAAGCAAAGAGTAGCTGGTGGTGGGTTTATTATAAAACAAGACAACACTCAAAGTACAAGACAACATGGGACATTATGATCCAATTCCAGAGCCAACAAAGCTGGAAAGAATCTGGGGCAATGTATGGCCACTGACGATGATAGCACTTATAGTCTTCGCGTTCTGCCTTCTTCAGACAGACTGGTTCAAGGAAAGAGAAGCAAGAAAACTCGAGCTAAACTCAGAAGGAGTGATCATCAAGAAGAGAGCCTACCCAGCAGGAAATAACTTATGGCTCTTCTACAGGCCTGACCAGTGGTATCTCAAGGTAAAGCTCAATGGCGGTGTGATCAAAGAGATAAAGGTGGACAAGGACAGGTACATGAGGGCCAAGATAGGAGACACAATGAAGTTCGAGACATACTGACAAAAAGACAAGATGACAAGAGAGTATCTAGAACAAGAGCTGTTGCCATTAGATTGGCGACCTATAGGACGATACGGCTATAGAGATGAAGACATGGCGGCACCAGCAGAATCTCTAAACTATTGGTATGTGATATTCAGAGACAAGAATGGATATACCGTAAACAGAGAAGAGGACTCAGGCCGCAACGTTATAGATCTAGCAAACGGAGTTAAAACCATCGAGGAAGCCAAAGCTATCGCATGGAAAGACTACGTAGACGAAATAGAAGACTTATTCAGAATAGAGCCATGACAAGAGAACAACTAAAACAGGAGCTTAAACCATTGCATTGGAGTCGGAAAAAGATCGGGGATAGAGAGGATATCTATGCCCACTCTGGAATACAGTGCTCTTGGTATAGCATATACGAACTAGATGGTATGTATGCAGTGGCTATCGAAGACTTTCACAGAAGGTGGAGTGTTGGCATCGCAGTCGACATTAAGACAATAGAGGAAGCCAAAGCCATAGCCTGGGAAGACCACGTAAATTATATACTACAGCAATTCAAGTAACAACTATGACTAGAAAGCAAATAGAGCAAGAGCTAGAAGCTCTAGAATGGGAAAAATCAGCGTGCTACAGCAACACGCTGGAAGCAGCAACCATTAGCTTCAACTTTGATTACTTAATATCAAAAGAAGAGGATGGATACACACTGAAAGCTGAAAACTGGGAGCAAACTATAAATACCACTATAGCAACAGGGGTGAAAACTGAAGAAGAAGCCAGGCTACTAGCCTGGGATGATTACATCGATAGGACTATGAGAATGTTTAAGTAAGGATCATGACAGAAGAACAACTATCAAAAATGCTCAAGCCACTAGAGTGGATGAGCGCGAATGATGCCGATAAGATCGCAGAGACAAACCTGTGGTATGACTTCCTCATGGAGCGCTCTATGGGTATATATAGCCTCCTCAAGATGGATATCACCGGAGAAACCATCCTAGTGGAGGGCGGCATCAAGACTCTTGAGGAAGGCAAGAAGCTAGCGTGGGAGGAGTATGTAGAGGACGTAATGAGTATGTTTTAAGATTAGAACTATGAACAGACAAGAATTAGAGAAGATCGTAAAGCCCCTGGAGTGGGATGTGTATAGTGGCGGAGCGTGGATCAGAGCAGAAACAATGATCCAATTCAACTTCCGGCTTGAGAGGGTAGGAGAACATTACCTAGTCCAAAAAGACTATCCCGGTAGCACAACACTAGAGTACGCCCTTCCTGTGAGCCTAGAAGCAGCCAAGGAGATCGCGTGGGCTAAGTACCTTGACACGGTAGCTATCATCCTCAAGAACCAGCCAAAGGAGGAAGAGTAGAATAAACTACTCTCTCTTCCTCAAGTCCCAGATATTCTTCCTACCTTTGTGGTGGCCCAGCAATGAAGCCGCCTAGCGGGTGTAGAAGTACACGGCACGCCAAGGGCGGTGGATAGCTGGAGATTCCCCTCCTCATTCATCGGTGTCATCGTACGTCCTGTGAGGAGAATGAAAGCCACCAGGAGCTTTGGGTAGTAACCCAGGGGATACAAAAAAAATGACGGATAGGTGGCCGGCTGGTAAAGTGATCCGCGTCTAGGTCTGGACCGACCGAAAGTGAGCTAATACTACTACTCAGGTCCTGATTAGATAAAGAGTAGCGTGTCGATCGACCGTGGGTACGTGTTGCCTGAGGAAGAGAGACAGCCGAGAGGTTGAGGAGTGGATACCATAGTGGTACCTCACCCTTGGGGCTAAGAAGCCATCCCCCTATGCGCTATTTAACTCAGGGCGGGATCAAACCCGCGAAACGTGCCTCGCGCGCGCGTATATTGAGGAAGGGAAATAATGTTTCTCTACTTATATGTCTTTCCTCAATACCTATTAAATAGCCTAGGGGATGGTGTATCCATAAGTTTTACTTGAGACTAGGAATAGTATCAAGTTCTAATAATGTAGACTGATGAGACACCTATTAGTTTTCCTGTCAATTTTGATCCCTGTGGGGACATACATATCCAGTACTATAACCCTGTTGGATGGATGGCTAACAAAGAAACAAGAGGCGATATGTAAGCTAGCCATAATAGTGTCAGGGGTATTAGCTGTACCACTACCAATGATCGTCATAGGTCTTACAGCACCAGAGACCAATGCTGTGCTCGTAGATAAGACATTCACGCCATCGGGGTATATGTACAACTGGGATGCTAAAGAACTAGAACAACGTATAGAGCGCAGAGAGACGCGCTACTACTTCATAGTCCGCAAGGATGATGGTCGAATCGTTGAGAAGCGAGTCGACTCTGCTACCTACGCTAAGATGGATGTAGGTCGGAGAATCCTGGTGGACTAAGTCACTCAAAAAGCAAGGATAGGGCTCACCTGTGTTGCTCATATCGCTAAACGCACTATCTTTGCATCGGTTCCATTTATTGAGTGATTACACGACGTGGGTTCGCCTCTTAGCCATAATGGAGGCGGCCCACACAAGCCCTGGTAGTTCAGTGGATAGAACAAGGTCCTCCTAAGACTTAGACGGCAGTTCAACTCTGCCCCGGGGTACAACACATAGCCGGCTATAAGGTCGGATATTTTAGTATAAGCAAATAACCAGCAAATAAAATGGAAAGTAGAAAAGAGCTACAAGAACGCATAATTGGAGAGGTCAGGGCAAAGCTGAAGAACCCTGATAAGACAGCTATACTATCGAGTATCAAGTGCACAGATCAAAACTACATAGGACTAGACTTAGATGGGATCAACGCAGCTATATGCTTTCAGGTAGCTGACGCTTGTTGGGATCTAGGGTTTGACTCAATCAGGCTAGAAGAGTCAGATTTCACATCAAAAGACAAACAACACGCCCTTGACCTATCAGCCCTTGAGGAAAGGATAAACATAAAGTTAAGCCCAGACAGGAAAGTGGTAAAGGTAAGGCTAAATGATGGTGACGTCTTAACAATACCATTCAAGACTAGGATTAGTCTCTATAAGAAAGATGGCAGTTTCTATATGAATCTAGAGAGGCAACCGATTTGCTTTGATTCCATAGAGTTCAGGGTCATGCTCCTCGTTGCAGGACGCACCACAAAAGAGTTATACCTAAGAACAAACGAGTAACAAGCAAATAACCAACAAATAAGAACAGCAATGAAAATCAAGGTATTACTAACCAAAGAGCATGAGTTCGAGGTAAGAGAGCAAGACTTATACAACCTGATCATCAGGAATATAGAAGCTAATGGGAGGGATCAGCACAACTCTGAAATCGTAAATCAGTACCTTTACCTAATCCCTGACATGATTAGGGTTGCAATAAGTGACAGGTTTAACAAATACTGCAAGGATAACTACGACATATTCAGCTTAAAGGACCAGATAGAGACAGTCAATGAGGCGCAAGAGCAGGTACTATCTATTCACAGAGAGAAGATGGAAGAGTACAACGAGCGAATGAGGAAGAGAGAAGAGACGAACAAAGCACATCAGCACTACAACGATCTCCTCAAGAAGCTACCTAAATCCCAGCAGACAGCCTTTGGTCCCCTCTTCATAGAGTCGGTGGATGAGCGAGGTCTCAACATGCGACACGAGAATGGCGAGCTGTATGGGATCAAGGAGAACAGAGAAGATGGCTACTTTGACTTTAGTAGCATCAAGGAAGATCTCCGCTTCCTCAAGGGCCTGAAGTTCTACCTCGACCTAAAGAACATCGAGGACTCAATCGTGCAGGTAGGATACTCAGGGGTCAAGATAACGCCAGACAACGGACCGTCTATCTTCATCCCATTGGACTACGATGTCTACAACAATGACTACGACAGCGCCACCATTGGTCTCACCTATAACGATGTGATGGTGGCAAGTATAACCATATAAGACAGAACGTATGAACAAAGAAGAGATTGCAAGCATCAAACAGAGCTTAAAGCAGTACACTGGTACTAAGACCATCATGGCAACCCCAATGACACGAGGGGAATATAACGCCCTACGCGGATGGCAGGTGCCAGCAGATGAGGATCCTAGCGACGCGGGCTACCTTGTGGAGTACCAGAATGACAGTAAGTCGAACGTAGAGGGCTTTGATGGGTATATCTCCTGGTCTCCTCAGAAGCCATTTGAGGAGGCTTACAGAGCCTCAGGAGCGTATGATGAGCGTCTCATCATTGAGATGGAGGAGCTTACGAAGAAGATCTGTAAGCTAGACGAGTACCTACGAAATATGGATCCAACCAAGGAGGACTTCTATATCCTTAATATCCAACTCGGCATCATGCAGTCTTACTTCGGGGTGCTGAGGTATAGATACGACAAGATCAAGAAGAACTTTAAGTAATCAACACCACAGAAAAGATAACCTCATCCTTCCTCAGAGACTAATACTCAATGAGGAGGATGAGGTTATTTTAGTATAAGACGTAAGGCAAAGTAAAGATGGAAAACTTAGAGATAAAGAAGGGCTACCAACAGATGCCATCCCATTGCGCGATAGCTGAATTTCAATTCGGCAATGCGAAGGTAAAGTACACCCACGTACTGAATCAATTAACTCTCGATCGAGACAGAGGGCTCTGGACTGGATACTTAATAAGAACTATTGAGATGCCAGGGGAAAGCGTGATAGGAGAGATGATCAAGACGTGGGTAGGAAGCACTGCCTTATGTGAGGATGAGCTACATGAACTGATCAACAAGGACCGGGAGATGCTGGTAAAGCAGATCCTACAAGAAGACAACGAAGAATAGAGCTAAGATATGGAAGATGGAAGAAAGGTCCCATACGCACTACAAATTGTAGAGGTAAAAATAGGGGACAGTGAGAAAGCAAAAACCTACGCAGTGGTATGCCAATGGGAAGCTCAGAGGATTACTATCGAGTCCGAGATTAGAGATCAGCACCAGATATACAGCAGCTCAGGTATGAGCTTTAAGTATAAAATGGATAGCTTTAAGCTCATAGACGATAAAATCCTAGAAGCTGGAGGCAAGAGACTCTACCTTATAAAGATGTCGATATACGACAAGTGCCTGGATGGCTCCTACAAAGATGTTGTCAGATACCAGCTTGTAAAGGCTGAGACCGCTCTACAGGCTAAACAAGCATCTTCAAAAAGCATGTGGCTGAGGAAAGACCACAAAGACTGGACAATAGAGAAAGCCATTCTAATAGAAGACGTGTACGACATCATCCATATCGGAAAAATTAAGCAAGGATTATAAACAATGAAGACAGCAACATCAACAAAAGAACTGAAATGGCGCGGCTACTCGGATGAGGGCGTAGAGATCTACTACGCGTCAGTAGATAATGAGGAAGGGGAGAAGATCGCTGAGTACACCATCAAGATCTACGGAGCCAAGGGCCATCTCTACATGCAGCACACAGTAAAGAAAGCTGATGGGTGGCCACTATACGGAGGAGAATACCTCATTGACGACGCACGTAGATGGACCCTTGACTGGGCTAAGGGTGTAGCAGAGAAGCACTTCAAGGAGAATTACAAGCAAGTAGAGGCATGAGACAGTCACTGACAGACAGAATCGCCCTGTGGTGCGTTAAAAATATCGGGGTGGATGGATGCCTTCACTTTATAGCGATCGCCTCACTAACGAAGATTGTGAGCCTCCTAGGAGGTATCTGGGTAGCTATCGTCATCTCTGCGGCTATCTCGGTGGCAAAGGAGGTCTGGGATGCAAAGAGAGGCAGCTACTTCGACAAGAAGGACCTTGCCTGTGACGCTCTGGGCATTCTCTTCGCTCTCCTTATGTCCTTGTAGATGTATTACCTTTGTGCCATAGGTCCTGAGGAAAAGCCAAGGGACATAACTATATCATATAGAGTATGGCAAAGAAGTATGTATACATCAAGGAAGAACCTATCAGTGCCGCAGGTCCTGATGGTACGACCGTGAGGAAGGAGGGATTTATCCCTACCAAGGCTGAGGATATTAAGGTCGAGCAGATCAACCCTGAGGGCGCTAAGCTCAACCAAGAGTACTACCTGAGCTGGGTCAACCAGACTGGTGCTGAGCATAAGCAGTGGCCCGATGGTCGTCAAGGCCTGATCGCCAACATGGAGGACGATACTAAGAAGTATTGGATCATGGGACAGGACGGTAACGTCCGAGAGTACAAGAAGTACCCTGGTGGTAGCTTCTTCGTAGAGGACTGGAAGCGTAAGCTCGACCGTTCCTTCGGTATAACCGATGAGATGTGGGAACGTAAGGACAAGAAGATCGACCTGATCCATGGCCTTATGTTCTTCGTACTTATCATCGTACCAGCGTTTGCAGTAGTAGGAAGCCTAGCATGGTGGCTACACAACGCGGTAAACTAACAAGTATAGGGGTAGGCCTAGTGCCTGCCCCTAACTATTTAACAACAAACAATTATGATCAGTAAAGAAGAAGCTAAATACATTTGCACTGTTGCAAAAAGAACCATCAGAGAGTCTCTCGCAACTCACAGCATCTTGGATGACCTTGAGGAATACGCAAAAGAGCACCACGCTGACAACGAAGGTCTCATTAAGCTGGTAGAGGAGCTCGACAAGGCTATGCAAAAGAGGGCTCATGCCGATCGTATTCTTGATGGCATCATCCTGTATCACTACGACGAAGCGTAAGGACCAGATGCATTCGCTACCTTTGTAGTGCTATAATGTCGCACCCTTCCCAGGGTGTGTGAATTGAAACAATAACACAGGAAATATGAGAAAACTAAAGGTCAAGAAGACCAACCTAATGAAGATCATCGATGAGCTTCAGAACACAGTAGCGTGCTGTAGAGCCCTACAGATGAATGAGACGGACGAATGCGCCTACATGGGCGAGGAATGCTTTACCTCAGAAGTCCTGCGCGTGACGGACACTGAGGATGATTGCTATACCTGTCTCCTCACAAACAAGGATCTCTATGAGGTCCTAAGAATCACCAAGCGATACCCAGAGACCATCTTCATCTGGATCGAGGAGCTTCAGCTATGGGGTCTCGTGATTCAGTCCTTTGGTATGCTCTACAGTGGTGTAGAGATGTACGAGGTGGCTGAGGAAGGAGATGAGGATGTGATGGAGGTAGAGTTCCCATTCCCCGGGGAAGATGACCCTGAGGAGGACGACGATGAGGAAGAGGATGAGGAATAATCCTTATCTTTGACCTGTCGTTACTGACAAGCTGTATCGCCAAGGCGACATAGTTGTGCTTATTATAGTTGATGGTATTGGGGGTGGCTTCTGACGAGGTCACCCCCTTATCTAAGAAAATCAGTAACATGAGTACAAAGCATAAGAAGAAAAGAACTAAGAATTACAAAGGACCGCCTATGGATAGAGAAGGAATGCGCAACGTGCTAGTCCGGTTACTTATGGTAAACAAGGCTAAGCATATCCTCCTCAACCTACCTACAGGCTTTGGGAAGTCCGCGCTGGCTATCGAAGTGATCAACTGTATCAAAGACATCAAGAGCGTGCTCTTGCTGGTAAATGAGGTAGGTCACGGAAAGAACTGGGAAACGGAGTTTGAGAAGTTCCTGAGGAAGGAAGGAGTAGAATGCGAGACCTATTGCTACCACTCTATGCACAAGCTGGCAGGTAAGGAGTACGATCTCATCATCGCTGATGAAGCGCACCACCTAGTCACAGACAAGCGTAAGGAGGCGTTCATGGGTATCAAGTCTACCTATACTGTCTTCCTCAGTGCCACACTGAAGGAGGATGAGGTACTTCTCCTCAGACACTTTAGGCCGGGACTCAAGAAGCTCAAGGTCTCACTGAAGAACGCCATTAAGTCTGGTGTCTTACCGGAGCCTGAGATCTGGGTGATGCACTCTAGACTTGACAACAAGGTAGCCAATCAGTTTATCAAGGTGGTCAGAGATCCCGACAAGCCATTCACCGTCAAGGCTGGGTATGACAAGAGATTCTTCTGGATCTCTAAGAAGCACAACCCATCAGCCAATGTGCTGATCAGCTGTACGGAGAAGCAGTACTACGACTACATAGAGAGTCGAGTAAGCTGGGCTAAGGATAACTTCGATCAGCAGCCTACAGAGTACAACAAGCAGGTATGGCTTAACGCTTGTATAGATCGTAAGAAGATCCTAGGGGAGATTAAGACATCACGAATCAAGAGTATCACTGATCGCATCCGCGCTAAGGGTAAGAGGTTCGTATGCTTCATCTCCTCAATAGATCAGGCTGACGCTCTCAACTACGAGTGCAGCATCCACTCTAAGAAGAACAACAATCAAGTAATACTCGACAACTTCAACGACGGACAGATCGATGAGATCTTCGCTGTAGGTATGCTACAGGAGGGATACAACCTCTTCGACTGTGAGGTAGGTGTTATCTCTCAGCTCGATGCAGGGGAGCGAGGTGTGATTCAGAAGGTGGGACGTGTCCTACGCCATGATAAGCCCCTTGTAGTTATCCTGTGTATCGACAATACCAGGGATGAGGACTTCCTCAAGTCAGCCCTTGAAGTTATCGGTGACAGCCAGAAAGTGTACCACTCAAGATGACAGACATTTCATTCGGACAAATCATATTCAATGACGCTTACCTGGAGAGCATAGGGCTCACCTACCAGGAGATGGCGCTACTCATGAGTAGTAGAATGCTCGTGGCACCTAAGGGTACCGGAGAGCACCTCTACAATGAGATAGGCCATATCGTCAATATCGTCAAGGATGGTGATGTATACTATGCAACAGCTGAGACTGACGCTATCATCTGGAAAGCGATGAGGTTCGGCTCTAGGGAGATGGATGATGTAGAACTCGCAAGAGAGCTTCTCTTCCACTACAAGCCAGGCAAGAGGGACAATATAGTCTCTCTCTCTTCCTCAATCCGAGCGTTCCGACAGAAGTACCCACAGTTCTCCGTATGGTCGCTCAGAGAGGCTATATCGAAGTACAGGAGTACTAGGACGATCATAGAGCCATTACAGCTACATAAGGTGATAGCCCATGTAGATGCAGACATGAATTTCCAGAGCGTCATATACCACCACGTCAAGAATATCAGACACATATTAAGATGAGTAAGATACGATCTAGCACTGAGGAGTTACCACTAGCTAGACAGCTAAGGGCACTCTACCCCAAGGGAAAGAGGCCAGGCTACTCAGTGCCGTTTGCTGGGGCACCAGCGAACATAGCAATATCACTAACCAACTTCCGTACAGTCTTCGACCCCAATAGGGAGATTGAGGAAGAGGTCATCATCGAGGCTACCAAGAAGTACGTCGACTCACTGAGAGGAGACTGGACTTACCTGAGGGGCCTTGAGGACTTCATCTTCAGCTACGGAGGCACACCACAGAATCCTAAACATGAGTCCTACCTCCTCAACTGGATCGAGCTTGGAGACGAGATGATCGTAGAAGAAGAGGACTGGACACAAACCCTAGTATAACAAACAAGCAAATGAAGATTTCAAAAAGCGTAATCAAGAATGGCGATGGTTATCAGGCTACCATCTGCCTTTACAACGAGACTGACCACTTAGAACAGCCTGTATATACCCACTTCGTAGCTGAGACACCCAAGTCAGCCATCGTAGGAGCACGCCTCAAGATGCTCGCATTATTCGAGAAGGCACAGAGCCGAGCAATCAATCAGCGTATCGAGGTAGGTGCTATTCTCCTCAAACTAAACCCAAATGAGTACAGCGAAGAAGAGGTCACTAACGGATAAAGTCCTGGACCTCATTGGTGCAGCTCAGGCTGTAGATGATGTCCAGCAGAATATCATACCTTTGTCCTTCCAGAGGTTCAAGCGGAGCTTTCCTGGCATCCAGAGAGGGACGTATCACCTGATTACGGCTTACTCAAATGGAGGTAAATCACAGTTCACATGTGCTTACTTCCTCTTTGAGCCTATCCTCAAGGCGTTTTACTCTGGTGGGCGTACCAAGGTCAATGTCATAGCATTTCCCCTTGAGGAGACACAGGAGGATATTATGCTAAGGTTCATCAGCTACCTACTCTATCGTAACATCAAGAAGATCGTCCCTAAGTCGGTCCTCAAGGGTACTCACCCTGAGAAGAAGATCGATGAGGAGACGAAGAAGTATATGGAGACAAGGGACTTTCAGTCCTTCCTCAGATACTTTGAGTCTTGTATGTACTTCAGCTCGGCTGATACGATGGAGGGGATAGAGTATGATGTAGACAGATACGCCGATATGCACGGCACCATAGAATATGAGGAGAAGGAAGAGACGGATGAAGTGACCGGGGTGATCACCACTACCAAGGTACCGGAGTCCTACAAGATTGCAGACGACAACAAGTACGTGATCATCTGGATCGACCACCTCTCTCTTATCATGCCAAGCAAGGGCGAGTCTCTCAAGGCTTCTATGGACCGACTGAGCAAGTACCTCAAGAAGAAGGCGGCTAACTTCTACAAGTTCATACCTGTAGTAGTACAGCAGCAGTCAGGGGAGAACGAGACGCAGGAAGCTGTCAAGGCTAAGCGTACTCGACCTACACGCTCAGGTCTAGCAGATACTAAGTACACATATAGGGATGCTGATGTTATGATGGGGATTTACTCACCAGCTGTACACGACATCCCTCAGTACGCAGGGTATGATATCAAGAAGTACAGAGATAACATCAGATTCCTATCAATCGAAAAGAACAGGGACGGAGAAGTTGGAAGTACGATCGGACTTATTTTCTGTGGAGCGATGGCCTTCTTCAAGGAGGCTAAGAAGCCGGAAGGTGAGGCTGGATCTGTAGCTGACGACCTCAAACTAATAGAAACATTCAGACAGTAATAAGCATGGCAAAAGCAATCATTGTCGCTGGTAAGACTGGTACAGGCAAGTCTTACTCAATGCGCAACCTCAGGCCTGAGGAGACGCTGATCATCAACGTCGTGCCATTGAAGGACATCCCCTTCCGTGGCTACAAGAAGAAGTTCAACCGAGAAAGGCAGAACTACATAGAAACAGATAACTATCAGAAGATCATGCGATTCATCGCCTCTACCAAGGCTGATGGAGACTTGAAACACATTAAGACCGTAGTCATCGATGATATGATCTACCTGATGCGTAACGAGAGCTTCAACACTATCCGAGCTGGAGAGAAGGGCTACGACAAGTTCAACCGCATGGCAGCGAACTTCCAGGAACTACTCTACTTCCTCTCTAAGCAGCGTGCAGACCTGCAGGTAGTCCTGATGATGCACGTAGAGAAAGACGACGACACGACCCTGGAGTTCCCAGAATATAAGCTCTCCTCAGTAGGTAAGCTGGTAGACAAGCAGTCTAACCCGCTGGAGCTTGTCACCGTCACCCTCTTCACTGACGTAGAGTTTGATGATGAGGAAGACGAACCTATCTATCGCTTCATCACTCGCAGGACTAAGAGACATGGCTTCACCATCCCAGCTAAGTCACCTGTAGGTATGTTTGAGGAGAGGTACATCGATAACGACCTTCAGGCAGTCCTCGACATCTCACGTCAGTATTATGAGGAAGAAGGAGCTATGGTAGAGCCTCCTAAGAAAGAAGAAAAACCCTCTGCAGCCAAGTCAGCCAGGCCAGCCGCAGAGATCAAGTAATAACCATTAACAATTCATAGGCATGGCATCAAGAACAGAAGTAACAGCAATGCGCTGGATCCTCAAGGTCATCGAAGACTACAACGCTAAGGTAGCCGGTCTTGAGGAGAAGAAGACAGTAGTAGCATCTAAGTGCGAGGAAGAGGCCCAGCGTGCAGCACAGCGCGCGGCAGAGGCTGTACGAGCTCGCTACGCCAAGAAGCTGGAGGCTATGGGTGTAGAGGAAGAATCCTACAAGACACTCATTGACCTCAACGCTGAGCACCTCAAGAAGCTCACCGGTGGTCTTAGCCCCAAGGAGTTTGCTAACCTCAGTCATGACGAACAGATGAAGATCGTAGTAGTCATCCCTAGCGAGGAAGACCAGGAAGAGACTGAAGAAGAACAGCCCGATCTCGATGCTCCTGAGGAAGACGAGACACCAGATCTCGATCCTGAGGAAGAGGATGACAATGACACCGTACCAGTAGAGGATGCTGACACCACGGAGTTCGTACATCCTTCAAGCTACGATCATGAGGAAGAGGACAAAGATCCCTTCTCCTCATCTATCGATGATCTCCCCTTCAACTAATCAAGAACCATTCATAACAACATAACAAGACAAGTATTATGGCATTTGCAAAAGGCGAAAACAATCAGTCGCTCTCCCTCAACTCAGAAGCACGTGACGTGTATGTAGGTATCACACCTGTACGTATCACCGCAGTCAACCCTACCAACGCTGAGCTCAGCGAGATCCTCGGTCGCAAGATCGAACGTGATGAGCCTAAGTATTCTGGCACCGCAGAGTACAAGGACGAGCAGGGTAATGTAGAACGCACAGTAGACTATGTAGACATCGTCTTCCACGTAGAGACCATTGAGGAGATGGCAGATGGGCGTAAGCTCAACTCTTCCATCCGCTTCCGTCTCTATAAGGAGTTCTTCCAGTCTAAGGGCGACAACGGCAAGCCTATCCGCTATCAGGTGATCGACAAGTATGGTAACACCGCATGGGCTACGGCTGAGCAGGTAGAGGCTAAGCAGGAGGTCGTGTATGACAGCGGCTTCAAGGCTCGCATCTTCCCTGGCTTCCGTCGAGCTGTACGTGGTGAGGAAGATCTCGTGAAGTTCATCCGCACATTCCTGCAGATCCCCGAGACACACCAGTACGACAGCAACACGAAGCAGTGGCTCCCCATCGCCAACCTTCAGGAAGCTGAATGCTGCATCGATGATATCAAGAGTCTCCTTGCTGGCAAGATGAAGGAGCTCAAGGGTATCGTGAAGGTCGGTGAACCTCGTGCTATCAAGCTGATGTTCACGGCTCGACAGGATAAGGATAACCCATCGGTATTCTACCAGTCGGTCTACAATCGTCTCTTCTTCACGTCCTATGCTAAGTCTACCTATATCAACAAGCAGGTAGCTAAGCACATCGATGAGCTCGCTGCCTTCGGTGGGTCTATCAAGGATCAGTTCTCTACGGACGCTATCGCACCCTTCGCAGCTAACACGATCTCTACGTTTGCTACCACGCCTAAGAACGTAGGTGCAGCTACAGCAAGCAGTGCTGAGCTCTCAGGTGATGGTAATCCCTTTGACGAAGAGGATGATGATCCACTGTCCGGTGATAACAGCCAGGTGAGTGGTGATGGTAATCCCTTTGACGAACCAGCTCCGTTCTAATGGCGTTTGGACTGGGAACAGCAGATGGTGACCGGTTCATAGATGAAGCTCGGGACCTCGCCATGCTCAAGGAATACCTTGGCGTGGAGAGGATCCCCTGCCTCATCAGATCTCCGATGAGACTAGATAGAGGTGCCTCCTTCTCGATCTTCAAAGGTCGAAAGGGAGGCATTCTTTATAAGGATCATGGAACCGGCGAATCAGGGTCTGTGTTAAAATTGATATCTTTGCTCACAGGCGAGACGAGAGCCAAGCTCATCGAGGACTTCGGGAACAAGACTATCAAGAATCACAACAGGTTACAGATGGAGGTTGTAGATCAGATCATAGACATATCAGTCACTACGCGCGAGTTCAGTGCGGTGGATGAGAAGTATTGGTCTGCCTATGGTATCACCACTAAGGACCTTGCGGAGTTCGGTGTGTATGCTGTTAAGACTATCAGTATCAACAGAGGCAGCGGATATAAGACCTTCCCAGCGGAGGTACTATCCTATGCCTATGTAGAGAATAAGGATGGACGTATGCACATCAAGGTATACCAGCCGAAGAGTCAGAAGCTCAAGTGGCTATCTAACACCGATGCCTCAGTGTGGAACCTGTGGACTCTCCTGCCTCCTCAGGGGAAGAGACTCATCATTACATCATCTAGGAAGGACGCTATGTGCCTATGGAAGACCTTAGGTATCCCAGCCACAGCTATGCAGTCTGAGGGCACCAAGCCCAACCACAAGGTGATGATGGATCTCTTTAAGCGCTTTGAGGAGGTGTACCTATTGTATGATAACGACTTCGAGTCTAACGTCAACAACGGACAGCACTACGCTGCGGTGTTGCGAGAGAAATATCCCAAGCTCATCAACCTGGTCCTACCTAAGGACTATGGATGTAAGGACCCATCAGATCTTGCAGAGACCTATGGGGTGGATGTTATGGCCGAGGTTGTGCTGACACTAATGTATCATGACGGGAAACAAGAAGATCAGGGGAGCCTCCTGGACCGAGTACAAGGGGATCAAATTCCGTTCTAAGCTAGAGGAGCGGTTCTTCAAGGTATGTGAGAACCACGGACTCAATGTTATCCACGAGCCGAAGAAGATGACGCTCATGGAGAAGTTCGAGCCTAGGAAGGTCAACTTCCACTCATCGATGTACAAGATCGTGAATGTGGTAAGAGCCATCACATACATGCCTGACTTTGTCTATATGACGAAGACCCAGCTGCATATCATAGAGTGCAAGGGCTTCGCCAATGACGTTTATCCTGTCAAGAGGAAGCTCATACTACAATACCTAGAACAGCTCAACACGGATCTCGAGATACACTTCTGGGAGATCAAGACAGTCAAAGACATCAAAGAATTTATCGAACATACTAAGAACAATGAGTAACCATCCAGACTTTAGAGACCTTGCTTGGGACGTGAGCGAGGAAGTCTATCGTGCGGATCCAGCCTTGTCGTATAGTAAGATCTCTCGCTTCCTCAGGGAAGGTATAGGGAAGATCGACAACCTCGACGACAAGGTAACATCTGCATCCTTGACCTTCGGGTCCTTGGTAGACTGTCTCTTCACAGCGCCTGAGGAATTTCCTGAGCGGTACGTAGTAGCCAATGAGGACAACGTGCCATCAGGAAAATTGAAGGACGTTATAGACCTTCTCCTTTCCTCAACCACTTATGCTAAGGTGGTAGAAGTACCTGAGGAAGAGATACACAGGGCTTGCATTGAGTGTAAGTACTACATCGATGACAGGTACAAGTCCTCACGACTGAAGAATGTACACGGCTGTGCTGAGTACTTTAACGCTGTGAGGAAGACCCAGAGAAAGAACATCATCACCCAGGACCAGCTCGACAAGGCTATGGCCTGCGTCAATGCTCTACGAGCTAATACAGGCGTATCAAAGCTCCTAGAGGTGCCTGTATTCGATGGTGAGATCTTCTACCAGCAAAAGTTCACAGCTAAGATGGGCCGTGTAGGATTGCGCTGCATGGCAGACATCATCACTGTGGACCACGCTAAGAAGCTGGTGAGGATCATAGACCTCAAGACAACCAGCAAGGTCGAGGATGACTTCCCAGAGTCCGTTATCGAGTGGAACTACGGCATCCAGGCTCAGATGTACTATGACATCATCAGGGCCAGAATGAATCAGCACGAGCAGTTCAAGGACTACGAGCTTGACGACTTCCACTTTATCGTGGTGCGTAACAACGGCACACCACGACCTCTAGCATTCAAGTTTGATCAGACGAAGAGCGGCAAGGTTGGCTACACCATCGGAGACCACAGCGTACCATCGTGGCGTAAGGTGGCCGTAGAGCTTGAATACTACCTCTCCTCAGGCGTTAGACACTACAAGGAGATCAACGCCGAGGAAGTGAACTCTATTGAGAACGTCTATGCGAAGAGGCTATAAAGCATCCACCGTTGTGATGACGGCAGAGAAGGGTCCTATACCATTGAGGGACGCTAACGGTTGTACCTTCCTCACTGAGGAGGGGCTACGTAGAGGGCGTATCATGTATGGGGAACCTACACGACTCAAGACTTGCTCCTATGTACCTATCCCTATGTTGGGATCAGTCCAGACACCTGTGGCAGTGATGCCTGAAGAGATTGAGGAAAGGCGTGATGGTCTTTTCCTTCCTTCTTTTTCTGTTGCTCTTCCTCTCTCCCACATTATGATTGAGAGAGAATCTGAGAGGGAGTGGTTTGCCTATGGTGTTTTGGTTGGGGTACACAGGCGTGAGGAAAGGATGATGACGGACACACTAACTGTCTTTGATGAGCACGCCTTCACTAAGCTACAGAAGAGCGCACTACTATACATCAAGGAAGGGCAGAGAGGTTTCCGTGTCCTTAATACCATAGCGGTATCCAATAGGGGTGATGTGATTTCCAGCAGTCAGGTGTCAGTTAAGCATAAGGTTGCGTACTTGCGAGGCCTGATGTCCGGACTGACTAAGGAGATTACTAACGCCTACAACGATCACGCAGTCATATACAGGATGGCAGATATGTCCGATGAGGAGATCAAGATGTCCTGTGTTTCTGGCATGTGGTATATAGGGCACGGACCTTTCGGGCCTAAGTTCATCCCGAGGCTACAGGAGAATGACCTTGCGGTCAAGAGGATCCTGGAGGATAGGGAGTGGGACAATGTGTGTAACGTGTACTTCCCGGGTACAGATGAGCCTATACGATTTGCCGCGCGCAACGGTATTGCTTTACGGTCTATGTCAAAAGAAGACGCATTTAGGGAATAAGGTAAGGGGGGACCAGTTGCAGCTGATCCCCCTTATTACCCCTATATGTAGTACAATCAAAGAAAGAATAGAAATACTAAGAACAAAACAAATATAAGCGCAATGAAAACAATCAAGAACTTTGTCTTCACTCGAGAGACTAAAGCCATCACAAGCATCACACGCAAGTACGAGCAGCGTACTATCCTTGATCTCAAGGTATCAAATATCAAGGTCACAGGATTCCTTTATGAGGAGAAGAGACAGTATGGTTCGGTGGTCTCTTCTCCTCACGCCACTTCCGTAAGGAGATCGTGAGTAACCTGCCAGCCTCAGTAGCCCTGGGTATGGAGCGTATGGGATATGAGATGCTCATCAGGGATATTGAGAACGAGCTGGATGAGGAAGCCTTCAAGTACCTGAAGAAAGGCTACGTGCGAGAACCTTACGACAAGCCTGAGGCCAAAGGGCACGAGGGCTTCCACGTAGAAGCATGCTAACAACAACTAATAAGTACAACAATGGATACAATTAAAGACAACATCGATTCAGCCAGAGTATTCGTCACTACAGAAAAGATGTATGAAGAGGATCCACAGAAAGGTATCTGGCTTCAGCTAAGCGACTACTCAGAATGGGATGACCTCAAGGAACCACTTGCAGAAGAGTTCGATGAGGAAGAGGATGATATGGAAATCAAGCTATTAGAAGTACGTGGTATCTATGATGACACCATATACGAGCAAGGGGACAAGCAGGTCTCCGAACTCTACTTCTTTGCCAAGGAGGTGTTTGAGGAGCTTGACGAAGACGAGATTGATGCATTCGAGGCATACATCGCCTACGAACTCATGAACAGATGGAAGTGTGAGTACTCTGACGTAAGAGACTTCAGAGATAAGTATATGGGTGAGTACTGTGATCAAGAGGAGTTTGCTGAGTATCTGATCGCTGAGACAGGCGACAACCCAATCTTGAAGCTCGAGAACGAGAACAACTGGCTCGCACCATACATTAAGATCGACGTCGAGATGCTAGCAAGAGATCTCTTTATCAACGACTATAAGTTCGCAGAGTCACTAACAGAACATACAGGATACGTATTCCAAGGCTACTAATATGGACGGAGGATTAAGACGCGCGCGACTATACGTCACGACACAGCTCATTGCTATGCGCAATGACGACACTAAGAAGTTAAGCATCGGGAAGTGGACCACGCCAGGTAACTACAGCTCTGTAGAGGAGTATATGGCGGCTTGTAAAGCCCTCTTCCCTAAGGAGAGGAATCCAGATATCCTCTTCCTCAACACCTCTAACTTTCCTCAAGGACTTATCTGCGAGGGAAGACTTTCTCAGGCCTTCTACAAGGTCCACAGAGACCTCCTTGAGGAAGAGCTGGAGGATTACCTCATCTGGGAAGAATGGGCCAACAGAGGCTGCAAGGGGAAGCCAGGACAGCCTTATGACTGGCCTATGTATGTCTGCGAGCCCGCACTCTTCAGAATGCAGCTGGTGGACAAGGGCTATGCCAACCTTGAGGACTTCATTCACGCTAATAAGCGCTGGATGGATCATCGCTTTCCTCAATTCCAATTCCTCTCCTCATTCGATATGGCTGAGGAAGAGGTAGTGAAGGCTTGCTATGAGGCCTACAAGGGTAGGATCTTCCTCAAGCAGTTAGATGTGTCAATCGATATTAAGTAAGAATCATTCAAGAAAGAACAACTATGAATAACGAGAAAAGAGAAGATTTGATCATCGCCAGATTCTGGCTAGAGGCTGTAGATCTAGAACTAGCACACCTCTGGGGGAACGACTTTGAAGTATTCAAGGATCATCTATACGGACGATTCGAGAATCTTACAAGATATGCACAGTATATCATCGAGGAGTGGGATAGATCTAACTTCATCCAATTCCAGCTTAATGGTAGGATCAAGCCTAGTGACGTACTAAACGACGAATACTACATGAGTGAAGTGTACCCATTCAAGTACCCCAACCCGGAAGATCCCGATGATGAGACGGTCTACGTCTTCCACACGCAAGAATACCTGGACATAATCGACCCACTATAACGCTCGATACTATACTAACTATAAATATATATACAGAAGAAGGGGAAGGTGCTGATTATCAGTGCTTTCCCCTTTTTTTTATTATACAGCGCTGTATAAAGAATCTGAATTTAGTATACAGCATTGTATAAAATCCAAATACTTTCACTACCTTTGCAGTACAGAACGATAACAACAGATAGATATGGCAACTCCAAGATGTCCATTCGCCATGGACTTAGCCCTTGAGGCAGAATTTCAGAACAGGTATAGGTACACCACACAGAAGGATCTCCACGTTGTAACAGGCGAAGGAGAGATGACTGACGTGGATCTAGCCGTCAGACAGAAGGAGATGGTAGATGTCTCACAGCATGTGCGTGTCTACCCTAAGGGATTCCAGGTGATGTCCAGGCTATCACCATCAGCACTGATCATCTTCGCAAGACTATCTCAGGGTCTTGATGAGGAGAACTGTATAGTGCTGGACGCAAAGGTTATTTCTGAGGAAGAGGGTATTGCTCTCAACTCTGTGTATCGTGGCTTGCGTGAGCTGATTGAGAAGGCCGTTATTTCTCGCCGGCAGATACGCCGCTACTGGGTTAATCCTCTTTTTATGTCCCGAGTTAACCGAGTACGGCTTTATCAGGCTTACATGCGTGACGTGGTGGATCCCATTGAGGAGGCTAATACTATCTCTCTTGAGGAAGAGATAGGCATTGTACCTGTGCTTGAGGAAGAGCCAAAGGATGCTATCGTTGTTGCCCTTATTCCCCAGGAGCTTGTACCGCAGAGTATTGACGTGCAGGTTATCAATACTAACGAGAACGGCTATACGTATGTAGCGACTACTGAGCAGGCCTTGAAGGGTTCCCCGACCCTTAGCGCTTCTATACGCCCTTACCGTTTAGATAGGAAACGTTACGACCTTATGCCTTCATCCCTTCCTCAACCGGCATCATCAATTAAACCCCATATAGTAGAATCATGATCATCTTAGAACCATCAGTCTCCCTGTATGAGTGTGGGAGCGATTTAGAGGCCCATATCGCACGATGTGCGAGCGTGTGCTACGATTCCTCACCGAAGGATAATAAGCGTCTCTGCGAGCATTTGTGGCGCTCTGGGCATAGGTCTATGTTCCGTCACACCACCAGGTATTACATGATACCATCAGAGTATGCCCATATAGCGTCACGCCTTAGTCAGTTTACACACGTGGTCTTTGAGCATGTCAATATGGCTGAGGAGCCAAGCTGGGACCCCAAGTATGGGCTTGTGGCTTATGTAGCCAGCAATGGTCAGGCTTATGAGGAGAACGACAAGGAGTACCTACGTGAGGAATGGAGGATACCAGCAGAGAAAGCACCGGAGTCCATCCGCAGGTATACCATAGAGTGCGTCACCTCTATTGATATATCGCGAGAGCTGAATAGGGTATCACCTAACGCCATAGCGGAGAGTAGCACGAGACTAATAATCTACGGCACGAAGAAGCGTCCAGATCTACCTATCCTCAAGACAGTGTTTGCCGATGAGGATCCTGAGCGGTGGGAGGATAGCCTGAGGAAGTTCAAGATAGACGAGGAGTACTACTTCTCTCTCCTCAAGAAAGGATACCCAGTAGATTACGCCAGGAAGCACCTCCCATTAGGCACAGCAACGAAGGTTGTCTACACTTACACCAGGCGCGAGTGGGACGAGATCTTCCGAAAGCGTGTTGACGGAGAAACCGGAGAGCCACACGCAGATGCCAAGGATGTGATGACCAAGGCAAGGGATCTCCTGGATAAGCAGTAACTTAGGGGTGCGTACTTTCGGGTGCGTACCCCTTCTTTTTGGGATAGAATCACATATAATATAGACTATGCATTGTAGAATACTAAGTCCTGAGACGCATAACGAGATCAAGAGATTGATCAACGAGTCTGAGTATGAGGGGCAAAAAGGTATGAGTCCAATCAAGCACCTGGCCGACAAAGTAGAGAAGGTCCAGGCGCTTATTGCTTATACCGAGATGACACAAGGGTACGAGTTCACTAATGAGCAGCTTACTAAGAAGAGCACGATCCGTATCCTTGAGCGCAAGTTCCAGGAGCTTGTCAAGAATAATGAGGAGGTCGATGCGGTGCTGGATAAGATTGGGAAGATGGATCCCAAGGGTAGACCTATTCAGGAGACAGAAGGATATAAGGCTGTCATGTCTTACGTGCCACACTATATCAAGAACGCACTGGAGAAAACCTCCTATGAGTTTTTGAATCAGGATGCCATAGACAAGGTCAACGACCTCAATTCGGCTATCCTCGTTCGTATCCTTGAGAACGTTTACAAGAAGCGCGCGAGGTATGCCCTGGATAGGACCGATCTCGAAAAGAACATCGAGCGAGTTGCTGGGATCATTCAATCAGGCTTCAAGGGTTTCCGTAAGTCAGATGGAAGTGTCGATACCGGTGCCGTCCTCAATGAGCTAATCAAGAATGGTGATGGCAAGACAAGGCTTAGCGATGACGCTGTAGACAGGATCAAAGAGGAGTTCGTCGATGTCTCTACAAACATGGTTAACGAAGCCATGAAGGCTAAGATGCCAATCATCGATGTGCTTCATAGCTTAGCTGGTAATGGTGAGATCAGGATGCTCTCTGTAGCTGAGCGTAACGCCATGGGTGTTGTAGATTCTACTATCTATAGCCTCATAGCATCGGAGGCCAAGAACATGGTAGACAAGGGAGTCAGAGTGCTTCATGACGCATCAGTCCTTGGCTACCGACAGAATGTGGATGCTACCGCACGAGCCCAGGAGAGTAGGGCGATGAGAAGGGAAGAGAGGGTCCTTACAGATGTTGTCAAGGGCGTTGTCTCTTCTCTCCTCAAGGACGATGGGTGGTTCCTACATGACTTCAAGAGCAAGGAGTCTAAGGAGAATCTATACGCCATGACAAAGGCCGCTATCAGAAATCGCATTGATAAGGCTGACAACATGGCTAAGGATGTTATCATCGATAGAGCACTAAGAAATGTAGGGCTTGAGGATAAGGAGATCTTTGCTGACGCTCTCAAGAGGGACTTAGAGTTCAACACGACTAACGGTATCCTCGACAGGACGACCCTTGACGAAGCTATCATCAAAGCTGTACGACTTCAGAACGACCCGGAGATATCAAAGCAGCGTGATGCTATCATAGAGGCTGTAGCGGCTGCCTATGGCGTTGTGATGAGTGAGAGGGATACCCTGAAGAATATCTCGACGAAGATAGAAAAGAATGAGAAGATGTTCCACCTTGCCACCAACAAGGTTGCGAGACAGATCCTTGGTTCTACTATCGCCCTTGAGAGGATCAACGAGGCTGAGGCTCTCAAGGATGCTGATGAGGCAGAAGATGGAGATGATGACCTCTATGAACGCAATCTCTTCGACGACCTCTTCGATGAGGAAGAGGGAGACCAGGTAGAAGATTCTGAGGAAGCAGGAAGTTCTGAGGAAGGAGATGCAGGGGAGGATGTCAGGTTCCTGGAGGCTGAGGATAAGTCGGTGATGTCGACTATAACCCCAGCAGTGAGAGCTATGTTCTCAGTTATCGAGGATGTCGATCTTGACGGCAAGCCTATCACCGACTCGTTTGGGTACACCAAGTTTAAGTCGCTTGGTGAGGCCTATAACACTCTCGCCTCTCTTATGGAGGGTATCGAGAATAGCGAGGATATGCTTGAGCGACTTGAGAATATGGAGGTCGTTGAGCCCTGGATAAAACAGCTACGTCCCTACATAGACTACAGGAATGAAGAGTCCATACCGAAGCGTAAGAGAATGAAGGCTATGGCCTCACAGCTCTTCTCTGCTATTAATAAGATCAGGATAAAGTATGCCGTGAGAGATAGTAATGGCTTTGTCTTTATGGCGGATAGGTCTTCAAACCTTGATGTTATCAGTAAATGGGCAAGCAAGTTTACGGAGGCTTTTGGTGTAGATGGCTTAACCCTGTCGGTTGAGGAGATAGACAAGATCGCCACGGAGATAGATCAATCTATGATAAATCTGGTCGGCCTAGATGTAAGCATGGACAGCGGACTTCAAATGAAGCTGTCTGAAGCCGAGGATCTCATTCAGTTGCAGGAACGCGTGTCTAAGTTACTGCAGAAGTTTGGGATCTTCGTAGAGCCAAGGATGCTATCTATCGAATGGACTAAGGCAGCGCAGACAACAAGAGGATACAACAATTCAGCGAGCACTATGCCTCCAACAGGGGATAGGAATCTATCTGGGCAACGTTACGACATCCTCACCATGCTAAGATTCTCAATAGCTGACTACGCAAAGAACCTAAGAAAACTCGCCGCTCAGATGGGCGATGGCAAGAAGTTCACGCTGAAGTCACCTATAGACTTTACGAGGGGATCAGACTTTTCATACGTCTATAGTAGCCTATCGAAGATTAGTGCAGCATTCTACACAGGAGTATTGAGCTATGATACTACCGGGACAAGTGTAGAGGGCCTCCTCTTTGCATCAAGTCTAGCACCGTCATATCGTGACATGGCATTCCAGGAGCTGCAGTTTAGGGGTAACAACAGGCATCCTAAGATCGTAGATACAATACAGCGTGAGTATCTTGACAAAGATGAGATCTACAAGAATCAAGTTACGTTAAAGGGGATACAAGGGGTTTATCATACAGCTAACGCCTTCCTCAACGAGGCTTATGCGGCCAAGAGTTTTGTATCCGGGCTATTCTCAAGGAAGCGAGTTGTTGTGCACAATGGGCGCAAGATGAATAAGTGGAATAGCAACGAGCTTGCTAACCTCTACTATGATTCCCAGAAGGACAAGGACAAGGCTTACTACTGGGCGCATCTCCCTGTAGCCGCAGAAGCATCCACCCTTGAGTTCGTCAAGGTGAGGAGACTCAACCCCATGGAACAGGACAAAAGTGGGAAGTATGTAGATAGGGACTATGCGATAGACCATCTTACCATGATAGCCTATAATGAAGCCAGGAGAGCTCAGCACGTACTCTATGGCAAGGATAAGGCCATGGAGATCGGTAAGAGGGACAGCATGGCTCATAGGTTTGTATTGCTGCCTGGGCTGAATGACTACAAAACGGAAATCGAAGGTATCAAAGGCGTTGAGTACAACATCATGGGTGCTATGATTGACAAGGGCCTCACGGATATAGATAGGGTGCACTTTGTCCATGCGTACAACAGGGATCATAACACGACCTTTGAAAAACTTGAGGAGGTGCTCAGGCATGAAGTAGAGCTGCAATTCAACCAGGAGGTGCAGAATGAGGTGCAGTCCTGGGATGAGTTCGACCTTGACCACAAGGCTGAGGCTATGGAGCAGTACGCGCTTGCCTTTAATGGTGTGTTCTGGCGAATCCAGATTGGTCACCTGCTCTATGGCGACAAGGCTGTACTTGGTAGTATCGTCAACGAGGTTAAGCGTGCTAAGCAAGCACAGAGTAACACCCAGAGACTTGACCTTGAGAAGAACGCTGTAAGGCGTACTGTCGTCATCAATGACCGTATGGCAGATAGGTTGACAAAGGAGATCAAGGCTATTCTCGACAAGAAGAAAGAGCTGGGTCTTATCACCAAGGCTGGCTACGATGCTTCACTCAAGGCGTATAGCAAGATCACGGCTACCGACGGTCAGGCCTGGCTATCACCCTCAGGCTACAAGCGTATTCTTGAAGGCTCAGGTCAGGGCTACACTGATGGAGCTATCGAGGCCCTTGAGGAGATGGCTAATGCTATCAAGGAAGGCCGTGAGCCTGACTATACTAAGATCAAGGATCATCGCTTTAACGTCATCAAAAGCCTGTACTATGGTGACATCCACGTTAAGGACGGTGAGAGGGATACTAAGGTCATCCAGCAGTACAAGCACTCTGAGGCTCTCCTCACAGGACTTAATGAGGAGGGCGTATCGTCTCCCTTCCTCAATGCCCTTGTGAAGTTCATGGAGGATAACCAGATCGATGCTATTGAGTACGACAGTGCATCTAAGGTGGGTAACTACGCTACCGTGGACTTAGACCTGAAAGACCTCTCACCTATCAAGTATACGTTCGAGGTCAAGGGTGAGAGTAGGGCCATCACAACCGCTAGTCTTGAGGAGTTCAATGAGAAGATGGCTGAGTATGTAAAGAAGAAGGAACTATCTGAGGAAGAAGTAGAGAAGTATAGGTCTGAGTTCTCAAAGATGGTCACTAACGAAATCTCTGAGTATATCACTGGTCAGCTCGCCGAGTCTAGCAATCAGGTAGAGATCGATGGCAGGAAGAAATGGATAGTAGATAGAGACGAGAATGGCAATATCATACTTGACGACAAGAAAGTCAAGGATATGCCATACAAGTACTATGGCATCCAGACCTCAACGCCGCTACACTCTTTCAATACATGGCAGAGACTTGGCACTCAGCTAAGGAAGATCATTACGACTAACCTCAACAACCTAGATACTTTCGAGATCGCAGGTACAAAAGTTTCCGGCTACCAGATCAAGGCAGCCATCAATGAGATCGTAGGTCAGCACGCTATTGACGAGTTCGTCAAGTCAGGTATCGAGATGAATCCTGACAGCGAGAAGATCAACAAGAAGAGCGTCAAGAGCTATAACAGGCGCTTTGACCGCCTGAGGAAGCAGATACTCGATGCACTAAGAGATAGCGACTACTACGACCCAGCGAGCGAGGACTATCTCCAGGTAGAGGTGGACCAGTATGGGCGTAAGCACTTCACTAACGACATATACGATCCATCCTTCCAGGATGCTCTGCACTCAGCCTTCTACGCTATGGCAGCAAAGAAGATCTATAGGATGATGGTTCCTGGTGGCTCCCTCATCCAGATGAGTTCTGCTGAAGCGTCCAACGACCTGAAGGTGAAGTACAAGGAGGATGGGTCTATCGATTACGTCCCTGTGCGTGTCACACCTCACTCTAGTGAGATCCTTGAGTATGCTAATGACAAGGGTGAGATCGACATCAAGAAGATTGAGAAGGATGGCAGAGAGGATCTCCTTGAGCTTGTAGCTTACCGTATCCCCACCGAGTCTAAGTACTCAGCCTTCCCTCTTCGTATCGTGGGCTTCCTACCTAGGACAGCTGGTGGTGTCATACAGGTTCCTCATGAGTGTATTGCTCAGGCAGGGTTTGACTTCGACGTGGACAAGCTCTACTTCATGAAGAAGGACGCAGGTCCTGGAAAGAAGAAGATCGCAGAGATTAAGAAGAAGTATGATGAGGAGGTACGCCAGGCTAGGATTGAAGGAAGAGATGAAAAGAAGGTTAAGAGGCCTGCAGTCCTTGACCTCGACTACTCAGCTGCAGAGGTATTCAAGAATGGCGGTGTCAACACCAGAGACCTCAATCAAAGGCAGAGGACCAACGTACTCTTTGACATCATCAGAGGCGTTCTGAGGAGCCCACAGGCAGCCTTAGAGATGGCTCAGCCTGGTGGTTATGACGGTGTGAAGAAGGACCTGAAGATCGGCTACATCATCAGTAATATAAGCAAGGAGAGGCTTGAGGAGATCCTTGAGCAGGTTCTCGATAAGAAGGAGGACAAGAAGATCGGGGACAAGGTGATCTTTGAGTATCTGCATAACCTTGACCTCGACAAGATCAATAAGATCGTAGACATCTTTAGGTCGGGTAAGAACATCGCACTCTCTGAGGTTGAGATGGAGATGCAGAGGCAGAACAAGGCCGGTCTAGGCCTCGTTGGTGTCTTCGCTAATGAGAATACCGCTACCAGTGTCTTCCAGCAAGCACAGCTCCTTGAGCTCAGCAAGTCAATTAAGATAGCTGGTGAAAAGTATCAGTCACTCAACCGCGTGCTAGGTGTCGATGGGACGCATGTGTCTCGTATCCTTGAGGAATACAGTGCTGCGTCTGTGGACAACGCTAAGGACCCTGTGATCGGTCTTGCTGACATCACTATGGATAATGCCTCTATCATCGCCACTATGGTGAGAATGGGTGTACCAGGTAACATCATCGGCCTCATCACCGCTACGCCTCTGTGGAAGCATATTGCCAACCTCGAGGGTGATGAGGGACGATCACAGGCTCTCTTTAGGGCGTTAGGTCAGGGTGGACCGGTTGACAGTAATAGGTCTGTGGATGTGTCTATGGATGACCTTATCGAATGTTCCAAGTTCGAGACGCAGGCCCTCATCAGGGAGACGCTCAATGCGACTGATGATAAACTTGTAGAGGCTTTCGGTAAGCTGGACGCAAGAACACAGCACGCCGTAAAGTCTGTTGCTAGCCTACTCATAGACGTTGTAAACGCTGCATCAGAGATCAAAGACCTTGTCTTCCAGAGTAAATCTGATGTCTCCTCAAGTGGACCTAAGGGTGGTGTCACTGAGTCTGTCTTCGCTATGGTCAAGTCTATTGACCAGATCGAGCGAGCGCAGAACCATAGGTATATCAAGCACGAGGGGATTATCGTATCATTGAGGTCTCTGCCAGGTCTTAGTCCAGAGGCTACAACAAAGACATTCATCGAGCAGAACAAGGATGGGCACTTCTACAAGATGTACCTAGGACTTGGTCTTTTCGGGACGATGTACGCGGAGTCTGTCTATAACCCTAAGGTGTCGCCCATGTTTGCTCTCTCCATCGTAGAGAAGGCAAGGAGGCTCGGTGTGAAGCCTACGATGGACTTCACGAAGAAGTTCCTCTCTGCATACGATCAGTATGTAAGCTCAGCTATCACCACATACTCTGAGGATGAGGAAGGGAAGAATGTCCTGGCGCAGGAGATTATCATCAAGTTTCCAGACATCTTTAATAGGACTGCACCAGAGTCCCTGAAGAAGATAGTAGCCCTCGGCAAGGAGAACGTTGTACCTGTCCTCATCAACAATCGATGGACGGAGAGGGCGTTCCAGACGCTGGTCTTCAAGAGTCTTGGTACGCCCAGCGAGGAGAAGGCAATGGCTAGGGCTACGGCTGTCTTTGAGGATATCATCGAGCAGGCTCACAACAATCGATTGACCGGTGTAGAGAGGGCCAAGGCACTTAGAGACTACGAGCTCCTAAAGGGTCTTGCTTTGTACGCTACCTACATGAGCGGTAATCCGAACATGAAGGCTATGCTACAGGCTATCCCTCAGTCGGTGAAGGCTCTTATGATGGGTCGTAACGCGATGCTTGAGAGAATCAAGTTCGACGCTCTTGAGCTGAGAGCTGGTCAAGAGCTCGATACTGAGTTCACTCATCAGTTCATGGCCAACTACGTTAGAGAGAACATCAGGAAGATCGGTCGTGTCGTATCACAGAAGGATGCTGAGGCTCTAATGAACTCAACAGGTGGTGTAGTACCTAACTACATCATGGTGAAAGGTGAGAAAAGAGAGCCTGTCTATGTCATCGCAGACGAGAATCAGCCTAACCGTGGCATCATCTATGTACAGGGCAGGGACAGTAAGGCGAGTGCAGGAGATACTGTCTACACAAGGGTCACCCCAAGGGGTATCGTGACAGAAGACGGAACACTGTATAACGACTATAGGATGGATGGAGGTTATCTACTACCTTCGCTCCAGAAAGCACAGCCAGAGAAGCTGAACATCACTCGATTGGCTGGGTATGGATTAATAGAGCCGTCAGGCCCATTCAAGGCCAATGCACACGCTGAGGCTGTTTCATACTTCTCACTCTTTGGCGTGATAGCCAATGAGGAAGCGAACGCAACAAAGGAAAATAAAAATCCATGTAGACAATAATGAGTAAGTCATGTGTAATGTACCCAACGGTTAGCACGCCGCGTGGGGAAGAGAGAAGTAAGATGTTCATCGAGCTTGGTGAGGTCTTGCAAGATAGGAATGCCACTGTGGATGCCTACTACGCATCCATCAGCAAATGGTTCGAGGACTATGGGCATGACCTAAAGAAGAACGATCAAGGCCAGTGGTCAGGACGAGATGTCCTGGCCCTGACCCCGGTCGGGGATATGTTCCCTGCTAGCTCGTACGGATCCTATATGGTCCGTACGTACGCTGGAGAGGACAATCACTTTGACACCTACGACTCTGCCTTTGCGGCTGTGAGGAAGGGCAACAAGGATTCCATATCCGAGCGTACACCCTTGGTGCCTGAGGTGACTGAGGAAGGATACAAGTTGTCCTACACTGAGGATAGGGAGGCCAAGGCAGACGCTGAGAGGCAGGCTGTCCTTCGTGGTAGGATCCTGGCTCTCCTTGAGCACTACGGCATCCCTGTAGAGCACTTCGAGGCTATTGAGGAAGGGCTAAGGCAGGCAGGTGAGACTGTCTTCCTTGAAACCGCACAGGCTACCAATAAGCTAGCCGCACTCATCCGTGTAGCCAATGGATCGTCTAGCGAGGTCCTCACTGAAGAGCTTGCACACATCGCGTTAGAGTTTGCGCCTCCTGCATTGCGAGAGAGGCTCTCTGCCGCGATATCTGATACCCAGGTGAAGGAGATATTAGGCGAGGAGTTTGAGACGTACAGCGAGCTCTATGAGGGCTCACAGGACCTCCTGAGGAGAGAGGCGATGGCTAAGCTCCTCACCAAGCACATCATCGGACAGTATGAAGGGAAATACTCTTCCTTCCTCAACCGCATCTGGCAGGCCATCAAGGATCTATTCCATGGTATCACTGATGGTGTCTTCCTCAACGAGGTAGAACGTACCGATAGACTATTCAGGGACTACGCAAGCAAGATCGTAGCTAAGAAGGCTCTCCTCTCCAATGAGCACCTCTCGGAGATCGTGAAGGGTAAGAGCCTATACGCTGCTATCGCCAACCAGACCGGGATCAAGAATGAGGTTGCTGGGATCAACAGGATTGCCGAGAAGCTCAAGAGTAGGATCAATGCCTTCTATAGCCAGTCGGTCAAGAAGGGTGAACTCTTCAGGACTAACCTTGACGAGGATAGGATCGATTACATTGACGGAGCGCGCAACCTCCTTGGCGTTGCATCGGGTCGTGTGAACTCAGCTCTTGGTACGGCTATTGCTGTGGATGCTATCGATAACCTCATCGAGGGTCTGACTATCATAAACGACTACGCATCCGCTGTCGTCAATCAGATGAAGGACGTGGAGAGCATCCTTAATGGTGGTGATAAAAGCCTTGTGGCGTACAATGTCTCTGCTTCGCTCCTCAGGAACATTTATATGGTGGCAAAGAATCTTGAGGAGAACAAGACTCTAGCCAATGATATCATATCAATGCTCAGTGAGACTGAGGATTCTGAGGCTATACAGATGTCTGACAGCGAGAGAGCAAGATTGATGGATTTTGCAGGAAAGATCAAAAAGAAGATCACCGACAATCAGACGGAGATCAATGCATCTATAGACGCACACAACCTAAAGGTGAAGATGGCTGAGATCATAATCGATCAGGTCATCGAGTACTTTAAGAATGCTAAGGATGGCTATGGCAACAAGCTATTTGAAAATGAAGGACAGGCAAGGGCGGCACTAAGGAGAGAGATCATAGAAGACTTTGGGAAGTACTCATCAAAGAATAACAAGCTCTCTGCTTTCCTCACGCCAGTAGCTACCAACGGAGACCTCATCCATGTTCTCATGGCTCGATTCATCAAATCCACGGAGACCAGAGGAAACATGGCTATTGTGGCTAGAACAGAGATGACTGAGCGTAAGCTGACAGAGATCAAGGAGAAGTATAATCTTCAGAATGAGAGTCAGTGGTCTTTAATGCGTGACAAGAACGGCCGTATCACCGGTGAGATCGTATCTCAATTCAAGTGGATGGAGTTCGAGGCTGAGAAGGAGAAGATCAAAGAGAAGATAGAGAAGGCTCTCAATGAGAAGTTGGCGGAGTATCGAAGGATACACAAAGCCAATATGGACTATGAATCTATCCAGCAGGAAAGAAGAGGCATAGAGAAGTACCATAAGGAAGAGTGGGAGCGAGAGCATGGTTCTAAGCTCACAGAGGAGTATATCGTTGGGCAAAGAGAAGACGGCTCTGACATAGTAGAGACCTACCCTGGAGACTTCTTCAGAAATGAGGAGTACGACAAACTCAGCGATGGGCAGAAGGAATTTGTTGATGCGCTATGGGATATAAAGAAAGACCTGGACATTTGGTCAGGGCTGACACCAGAACCATGGAAGCTGCCACTCATTGCAAGGCAGGGATCATCAAAAGAGCTTAACCCATTCAAGAGGGTTGCGGCTATCAACTGGAAGCAGAAGATCCTTGGAGGTGTCGTTGGTATTGAGGAATACGAAGGGGTCCATACAAAAGATCCGCTGGGTACACTACTCTTTGTTCACAAGCCTAAGGGCTATACTCAGTTCGGACTTGAGCTGTCGAAGAATCCAGACGTGGACTACCTTACTGACCCTATCGGCGCTATGAAGGCTTATGCCGCTTCCTCAGGCTATTACACTAGGATGGCCGCTATCAGGCACATCGTAGAACTGACGCGTATCCTTGACGTGGAGAATCGAGGCTACCACAGCAGGGAGAATGGAGTAGGACGAGATAAGATGGCTGACTATGATGCCTTTATCAATCGTACTATTTACGAAAAGAACGTCATCAATGATGAAAGACCTGACTGGGATAAGAGGCTGGATGCGATAATGGATCCCTTCAATGACCTGGTTTATGTTACTGGTCTTGGTTTGAATGCGGTGTCCGGTATAAAGAACCTCATTAACGGCTTCCTCAGGGCCACAGCCTTAGGAGATAGTCGTACTGGGTATAATGCTACGACGCTAGTGAAGGCGATCCTGCTTGCACATAGGGAGATCCCCAATAGGTGGAAGTTCAATAAGAGGGGTATCATTGAAGATCCTCTCACATCTTTGCTCTTCCTCATGGACTCTAGCCACGATGGACGACAAGCCTTCATGCAAGGCAATGTTTCGCAGGTAAGGTCACTGATGAGCTTGTTCTCTACCGAGACTCTCATGGCTCCATTGACCATGGGTGATGAATGGATGAAGCAGAGCTTCGCCATCGCATACCTCCTCAACGTCGAGGCTGGCGAGCTGAACCCAGCAGCTAAGGAGGAGTTCAAGGGTGTGTCACTTTATGACTACATGAAAAATCTCAAGGCTCCAGAGGGAGTAAAGATGACTAAGTTCGTTGAGGATGCCCTTATAAAATTCTCTGGAGCTGAGGACAGGGAGGCAATGTACGACTGGCTTGGTGGTCACTCTCAGAGGTTGCTCCTTGGGACACAAAGAACCCTTGGTGCATATAACGACAATGACAGGGCAGCTGCAAACTCATACGCCATTGGTAGGGCTGTGCTCACCTTCCGCAACTGGATGCCTGTGATTATCTCTGATATGTTTAGGGGTACAAGGTACAACGCGCAGAATCAGGAGTTTGAGGAAGGAGCGTATGTCACCCTGTGGAGGATGATGCACGTCAAGGGTGAAGATGGAAAGAACAGCATTAGCGCCATGCATGCGCTTGGCACGGCGGCTGTAGCTATGTTTGTGCCACTCATGATAAGCAAGACTCTCAGGGGTAAGGTTCAGAAGGCGTTCCATCTATCCGACATGCAGGCTAACAACCTGCATCGTCTTGGACGCTCTGCATTGATTGTACATGCTATGCGAGCTATAACAGATACGCTCTACGTGGCTATGCTTACTATGGGCTTTGCTGATGACGATGATGACGAGCCCTGGTACGAGACACTAGCTGAGCTTGCCATGCACTTCATCATGTCTCTAACGCCTATCCTCGGGCCTACGGCTGTGAAGGAGGGATGGATTCATACAGACCTCTATGACCGCATGAGGAGGAACTACGCGAGGTTTAAGGAGGCTGATGGGAACGCTACGTCTTCAGAGATGGAGTCAGCGAGGAGACGCCTCAACAAGGAGATGAAGGAGATAAGCCTTGGCTTTGTTGCTGACCTCTACGGTCTGGCTAGCGCAGGTTCTAATGAGCTTCACCCTGGTGATCCTATAGCCTTCGCTATGGCTATGGTGCAGAATAATATGTTCGGTGCTGGGGCCGGCGTGAAGAAGATGGACTTCGGACAGAGCATCGAGTCGATGGCGACTAGTGGTGTAGCTGGGTATAAGACCATGATGAGTCTATTCAGCGGGATAGGTGATACGTACAACAGGATAGCTAACAACAGCCAGGAGGGACGCAAGAAAGCCAACCCCACTGAGTGGGAGAATGAGGAAAGGTATATTGAGGAGTCCGATGATAGCTTCATCGTGAAGGCTTGGAGAAGGTACAAGAACGACATGGAGAATGGATCTCCTGCGGACAGGACCTTCTGGAATGTCTTCATCGTGGGTGTTATAGGCAGGAACATGTTTAATGTGCCATTCATCAACGACCAATTCAGAGAGAAGCAGATGAAGGACATCAAGAAGTACCAGTCAAACTACTTGACACCATTACCTGACAGCTTCTTCATGAAGTACGAAGGTCTAGCTGGTGAAGACCTATCCGACTATGAGGTCTTTGAAAGAGGAGAGTCAGAGGGAGATGGCTTAGACGTAGCTTACTAGAAAAGAAAGATCCCCCACCCTGAAGAAGGATGGGGGATTCTTTTTGTATAAGCTACAGGTTGGGATTACCTACAGCCTGCAAGCGTTTGACCAAGGAGATTATCTGTCCTCTCCTCAATGGCGTCCATCTCCTGGATCGTCTTAGTGTTACCGTCAATACCAAGCTCATCGATGATCTCAACGGCATGCTGAGCCTTCTCTGAGTTTGCGGCTGCGTCACGAAGGACAGCAATAGCATCATCAATAGTGCCCTCCATGCGCCTGATATTACCAGCATGATCAGTCTCAATCTTATCTCCCTCAAGATCCCTTAGAGCTTCATACGCAAGCTCCATGAGCTTCCTATGGACGAGCTGAGCTATATTCCTTGAGGCCATGATTGAAGAAGGATCGTAAGAGGAGTTGAACTCTTCCTCACTTATGAGACTATACCTGAGCATTGACTCTACCACGCCCTCCATAGGCGAGGATAGGTTAGTAGCGTTCACTCTTGAGGCTACAGACACATGAGAGTAGTTACCTCCATCAATGCCCGTCAGGACGCTTATAATGCTTGACTGAGGAGTATACCCAAGGGCGGCCTTGATACGCTCCCAGAGGGCCTGCAATCGACCCCAGAAGCCCTTCTTCTTAGGAGCGAGCTTAGTTATCTTCTTCTCAAGAGCCTTACGTGCCTTCTTATCCCCCTTGGTCTGCATCCACAGACGGAAGAGCTCTGCAGAGAGTTCTTGTACATCGCGGGCATAAGCGATGGGTATCTGGTTCACGAAGATCTCTCTGATCTGTTCCTCAGTGACCTCTGATAAGCCTGATACTAGCATACCCCTATCAGCATCAGTGAGGAGCTTCTCGTAGATGAAGTGCATGGCCTCGTGATAGAGAGTCCCAGCCGATGCACCCTCGGCGACCTCAAGGACACTATTACGATACCTACCCCAGACATCTGGAGCTACCTCAGCAACACCTCGGTAGATCCTCAGAGCCTGATAGAGCATACCTTGAGGAAGGAGCTTGGCTACGTCATGAGCCTCTCTATATACATCTCCTCGCTCAAATGGCAGAAGGGCCGCTCTATCTTGTTTAGGGTTAGCCTCAGTCTGATCGTTACTATCAAGACCATTACTACCTACTCGTGTGCCGCGATTAAGTTGCCTCCTGTGCTGATTAAGATCTTTTTCATCTAGAGACATAGCCTCGACAACAGTTGCTCCGTTGCTTGTGGCATAGCCAACAGCGATAACATATCCTTGCTCAGCGATCTTGAAGCCTAAGGATTTGATATGTGTCTCATAGCCATCAATCTGAGTCTTGTACTTAGTCGTGGCTGGTACACCATTATGACTGCTCTGTCGGATTTCCTCAGCTGGAGATGAGTTCTCAGATCCAATAAGAGTACTCTTAATATCAGCGACTATGCCCTCAGCCTTCTCACCATCGTTCCTGAGGAAGACGATATCTGCTTCACCGGAGATTCTACCACTATTGATATCCTTCATCTTCACGTCGGAGATCATGGCAAAACCTTCAGCGACCTTCCTGGCAGATAGTTCACGGACATCTTCTGCGATCTTATCCATCTTAGCGCCAAGCTCATTGTCGATCTCTATCTCAACGCTATGGATCTTGCCATGCTCATCCTCGGCTTGCAGGATAACCTTGTGCCCACCACCATAGGTCTTACCATTGATGGTGTGCTCAGAGAAGTAGATTGGCGTGCCAGATGAGACACCCTTGGCTGCAAGCTCAAGAACAAGCCCCCTGAGTGTTGGTTCAGTCTTGATGGCATGAGCAGCAACATGCTTTCCCTCGCCAGCTAGCCTAATAACCCTATCTGCATTACTACCACTACTCTTCCTCTCATTTCCAGTGGACATACCCTTCGTAGATCTACGGACGAAGATAGTGTGAGTAGTACCACCCATCTCTTCACCATACTCAAGGAGTCTACCATTCTTGCTACTCTTGAAGTCTGATGATAGGGCGCTATTGATGAGAGAGAAAGCATCAGCCTTGAGGGCAGGATGCATATTGCTCCACTCGACCTGTTTATAAGAGCCGTCGACGGCATTGATCTCGAACATGTAGATCCTGCCATTACTGGTGGCTGCGATATAAGGAGAGGTAGAACTCTTGACGACAATGTCGTATCCTTGATCGGCTAGATCCTCAGCGAGCTTATCCTTGACGGCCTCAATAGACGTTTCAGCTGAGGAGCCGAATGGATCACTGCCCTGCTTAGTCCCAGTCGTTGATGCCGGAGTAGACTTAGGCGTGGTCTTAGGTGCGGACTGCGGACCTTCAGGTCCTTGAGGAGAGGTAGTAGAGTCGGCAGTACCATCTGTGCCTTCCTCATTGCCCTTCTCCTCAGAGCGAGCTTCAAAACCGGCTTCACTACGCACCTCGGTCATTCGCATGCCACTGGTCATAACGACCTCGACCTTATCCTTGTTGCCCATGATATCCTCAGCGATGGCCGTCCTACGATTCTCCTTGCCAGAGGACTTCATGGCATCGACGATGGCCTTAGCAAGAGCCTGCCTGGTATTCCCTGAGGATAGATCAATATCTACTACGACAGGTGCTGAGCTCTTCGTGTTACCCTCGTTTAGTCGCTTGGGGAATGTGATCTCAACTTGAGTTACATTTCCATCGGCATCGCGAAGAGGCTTGATTGATCTGACAAAGGAGCTACCGAACGCTTCAGGGTACTTCTCTTCGTAGATTCCCGAGGCTACACCATTGGGTGTTTCCATGGCCTTCTCAAACTCATCCGTGAGCTTGGCCATGTACTCGTTAGATAGGTCAGAGGCTTCGCTTTTGCCTGCTGTGCCCTGCACAAGATCAACAACTCGATCTCGGCCCTTGATGCCAACCAGTATAGGCTTAGGGCCGTCCTTACCATTGACGAGGACTACTAGATAAGTCTGTCCATAGTTCTGAGCTAAGAATGATTCCTTCTCTTGTATAAACGCGTCGATCTCCTTGGCGGCCTCACTAGCGAGAGTCTTGTTGTGGGTAGTACTTTTGATCGTTGGAGCGTTATTGCCATTTGGGAATGCAGTAACAGAGATGGCCACCTGTTCCCTCTTTAGCTCTTCCTCAACACCATTCTCGATCGTCTCGGCCTTTATGTCCTTTTCTCCGCGAACACGCTCAGATTCAAATGGAGAGTACTTGACCTTGCTGATAGTTACATTAGGAGCATTGAGATCTGAGGAAGAGAAGATATCGAACTTCTTATCCTCAGTAGCCACAGCACGAACATTGTTGATCAGCACCTGTGTGTTACCGCTAGTACTTACTGGCAGGAGACCAATAGGCACGAACTGATCCTGCTCGTCCTTCACATAGATAACGAGGGGAGAGTTGCTGATATCACCATTCTCAGATAGATCCTCGGCAAAGCCATAGAAGATCTCCTTGCCCTTAGCGTTCTTGAGGTTGAGACCTACGTTCTTTTCCTCATACCACTTCCTTATCCTCTCTTGCCACTCTTCCGACAGAGAGGTGAGGTTTGCCTCATTAAGTCCAGGGTTGTAGGCATCCCATAGCGTGAGTCGTCCGGTGTGAGGAAGAGATGGTTTGTTTCCATTATCATCTGTAGGATCAGTAGCTGGAGATGCAGGAGGTGTAGATCCTGGAACTGGGCCCTCGTGTACAACACCCTTCTTGTTTGAGTCTCGACCCTCGTTGTTCTTCTCACCGCTATTCTGATTTCCTACAGCGTTCTTCTTAGCCTCTTTCTTCTTCTTTAAGTAGTCCTTGTGGGCGGCTTCAAACGCCTTCTTGACATTCTTCTCATTGACATTGATTATGGTATTGACAATGTCACCGATAAGAGTACCGAGGCTAACTTCCATCTGTAGGCGATTCCTCAGATCGTCATACTTGAGGCTGAAACTAAACTCATACGTACCGAACTCTGTCTTGATCGATACTTCTATAGTAGCCTTTCCATCAGCAAAGGTGATAGACGTGTAGATATCAGCCTTACCATTCTTCAGGAGATTAGTAAGAGCGTTCTTGCCATGGAAGAGTTCCTTGAGGTGCTCTGATGCGCTTGAGTTAAGAATGCTAACACCACCTATCGATGCAGACTCTATCTCTCTCTGTGTAGCCTGATCGAACTCCATAGAGTCAACTCTACGACCAGCGTCAGCCCTAGCTGACTCACCTTGTAGGGTCTGGACTGGGGTAGTAGGATCCTGATTGAATAGATCCATGTTGCTGTCAATCCATTGGCGCACATCGTTGACAAGCTCATCGTTCTCAAATCCAAACGTAGTCTGAGCTAAGCTCTTGTTGTTTGCAAGGTTTTCAAGAGCCTTACCCATCAAGTACTTGTAGTCGCTGTAGCCATTATTGGAACCTACACCGATTACAGATGTGACCAAGTAGATGTAGTCCTCAATGAACTTCTCAGCTGCATCCTTATCAAGTCCAAAACTGTAGAGTATCCCCATGAAGTCTTCATTATTCATGAGAGTGTCCTTGATGGTATTGCGGACCGCAGACTTATACTTCGAGAGTCCTGACCCTTCACCTTCAGCGGCCTTAGCTGCTGCATCCTTTGCGGCATCAACCTCGTCACTCTCTAAGCCATTACCCTTAGCGCTATTCAAAGCGGCATCAACTTGTTCCGTAGTCTCACCATTCCTTACAGCATCAGCAGCATCCTGCTCAGCTTGCTTCTTCTCTTCCTCTGCTGCCTTTGCCACAAGTATGTCGGTGTTCTTCTTACCCTCGAGCATCTTGTCAAGAGCTTCCACACCTTGCATAGCTTGCCTAGCAAAGCTGAGAGCCAGCTTGCCGTTCTCAGACTTCTTCTCATCAACAAGGGTCATCTCAGCGAGCTTAGTGCCAAGCTCATCATTCCCGGCCATGAACGCAGCATCGATGTGAGCCTCATTGAGCTTAGCGAAACTCTCGAACCTCTGGATGAACTCATCCCAGCCACCAAGAGCATGTGAGAAGTCAGCCTTCTGGGCTTCCTCACGCTTCTTCTGAGCTTCCTCAATAGTGCGCATCTGCTTCTCCAGCTCCTCGATCGCCTTGTTGACCTGATCGATGTTCTCCTCAAGACGACTCTTCGTTTCCTTATTATCAGTATTGAGGTTCTTGCGCATGTCCTCGCGATCCTTGATAAATTCAGTGATTCGCTTCTCAAGACTCTGTACGACTTCCTTATAAAGACCAGCAAGCTCACCTTCAAACGTATCCATGTGTTCTGAAGAGAGCCTCCTGAGATGGTTGAAGCTAGCTGCAGCTGCTGCTATACGACTCTTATCTCTACCACTCAGATCACCGGCCCTAGTACCAAGGTTGAGGTACCTCATGGTATTAGTGTAGTCTACAGCGATGTCAGCGAGAGTGTGCTTCTGCTTGTTGATCTCACCAGCGATATCCTTGATGGCCTTCTCGGTGAGTTTGTCAGAACCTTCACCCTGGAAGTAGGCCTCCTGCATCTTCTGCTTCTCCTCAGGATCGAGTGTGTTCTCGATACGTTGCCTAGCGATACTAACAAGCGTAGCCTCATCGGTCTCCTTAACATCAAGGAAGTTGAGGAAGGGACGGAGATTGTCAGGCACCTCAGCGAATGGATCTGACTCAGACCTCCTCGCTTCATCACGTGCAGCCTTGTCAGCCTCACGCTTAGCAACGGCAGCCTGATACCTGGCTTCCTTAGCTTCGTTATTAGGACTGAAGAAAGAGGAAATAGCGTGACCCATGTCAGCACCAAACTCACGAGTAGACCTCATCATGTCAGAGGTCCACTGGCCAAAGTTGCGCTTGTTGAAGTTGGCTAGACCGATAGAGCTGTTACCGATAACACTGAGCATGGTGGCTACATTGTGGGCCTTAGCTAGCTCCTCAGCTACAGCTACATCGGTAGAGTCAGATGTAGTAGATTGTGCTACCCTGGATAGAAGAGCATTCATGCGGTCAGCTGAAGCCATAGCCTCAACTACGCTCTGGTAAGTCTCGTGGACTGTCTCTGCATAGTTCTGGCCGAAGACCTCAGTCATAACCCTCTTCTCCTCCTTCGTGAGATCATCGTGCTTACCCTTGATGATCTTGGACATAGCCTCGATAGCTTCGTCTGAGGTGCGCTGCTTGCCACCGCTGTACTTGTAGTCACGGTAGCGTTCTACACCGGAGATGCCAATAGGGCTGCTATCGTAGAGCTTGCTCAGCCAGCTCTTCTTCTCTCCACGAGAGTCACCAAAGGCGTCGGTCCTCTCATTGACCATATCTCTTGACCCAACCATCTTACTACCCTTGTACATGGGCATTAGGAGAGTGCTAACGATGGCAGGCAGGGCTTCGTCAGTCCACGTAGAAGCAGAGGTTGTGGTATCCCACATCCCCTTACCAATCTCGGCAATAGAGCCAAGGATACCGATAGAGGTACTATTCCTCTCTGAGATGGTAGAAGCGCGGAGCATCTCATCGACAGCCCTCTTACCGATATTCTCTGCGCCCTTGCTGATACCACCCTGTACGACTTCTTCAATACCTTCTGCGGAAGCATTGATAAGCGTACTGCCAAGAGCACCAAACCTACCAGCCTTCTTCAAACGGCTAGCACCAGCGAGCTTATCAGTAGCTAGCTCGTAGGTGTACTTATTCATGAAGGTGAGGAGTACGGTGTTGAGGCCTGCAGTCCATCCTGAGGCAAGGCCATTGCGCTGGTCTATCTCGTCACTAGCGTTCTGCAGGATAGCCTTCTCGGCATGATCCTTGTACTGTGATACGATGGCATTAGCTGCGGCTACAGCGCTGGCAGATGGATTCTTTGATTCACCTGATAGGACACTAGCTACTTCTCGCTTGAGCCTGGGATCCATACCCGAGGCAGTGAGAATGGTGTCGGCAAAGTCAGAGAACTTGATGGCGCCATACTTACGCTCATAGGAGTAGAAGTCCTGGTCGAAGTCTTTTTGCATCATATCCCTCAGTTGGGTCAACTGACTATTCTTGGCTTCCTCAAGAGCCTTACTTACGCCATACGACTCTACAGCTGCTTCACTGAGTGCGCCATAGAGATGTGATCCTGCAGAGAACAGCTTCCTCGTGTATTCGGATGCCTTAGCCCACCTGGTTGCTGTGGAGGCTGACTTAGCCAGCTTACCAAAGGTAGAGAAGAGACCACCACCAAGACGACCAATAGCAGCGGTACCCATACCACCGTAGGTGAAACCCCACTGACCTATCATGTCAGATGCGGCATGCCAGAAGCCGGAGTCCATACCTCGACTAGCCAGTGATGCCTCAGCTCCATGGATAGCCCTTTCCGCAGACTCAGCGGTGTCAGCAAGGTACCTATTACCAGCACCGAAGATATTATAGAGTGCACCCTTGCCTTCGCGTTCTACAGCCTCACTAAGCATGTAGTTAGGAGATACATCATTTCCACTGAAGAAGTAGTCTGAGGCTCCCCTGATAACATCTGACCCAGCCTTAACAGACTGGGTGGCGTTAGCAAGGAGCTTATTCATCGATGCGTTCATCCAGACCTCAGCCTTGTCTAGGAGGCCGTAGTCAACCTGAGCACCAGCCTTGGCTCTCTTCTCGTCTTGCTGGATGGCCCCTTCTGTCTCGGGATTGGAGCTGATATCTGCAAAGGGGTTCTCCCCCTTAGGCATGATGTCGGCGATCGCCTTGTCAATCAGAATCTGCTTCTCAGCTTCATTAAGACCTTCAAGGCTGTCACCGAGACTCCTGATGGCTGAAGCACGGTACTTCTCGGCGTTGATATCGTACAGCTGTTGTGCAGCGCGGAACTCATTATCTATGCGCTCCTGTGTCCTACGCCCAGAGTTGGACGTGATGTCTCGGCCGAAGATCGGCCTAAATACTTTTCTTTTTGCTCTTCCCATATTTATCTATTCTGTCCAAAGATGTAAGATGCTGTATCTAGATACGAAGGACTGTTCTGAGCTGCGTCCATCACAATGTCCATTGCTTCGACTTGATCTGGGTAAATGGTCGCATTGGCACGCTTATTCTCGATTATCGACTGATACTTAGCCAGGAAGAGCTTCTTCTGCATAAGAGACTCTTCTGACGTGTTGAAGTCAAATTCTGAGGAAAGACCCATGAGGTGTTGGAGATTCCTTGAGGTTGAGAGTGGTACTGCGATTGATGCAGGTGCCTCAGCGCTCCCATTGATATACTCAGCCTCGTAGTACCATCGACCGTCCGAGTCCTGCATCACGCGGGCTGACTTTGGTCTTGTACCACTCCTGAAGCTAGCGACGAAATTGTCGAGCTTCTTAGAATCAGTGCCGCCAAGCCTGCTCTTATAGTCATCACCATACGCACCAGAGAGGGCGGCGATAAGGATATCATTAGCTACGTCAGAGGACACATTGAAGCTACCAGCTACGTTATTCTTAGCTGTCATGAGGTACAGATTGTTATTCACATCTGCTGAGTATTGGATGCCAAGGAAGTTGGGGTTAAAGGAAACACCCTTACCATCCGCAGACTTCTGTGTTGGTGCTACCAGCTTATTGCCAGTCCACGTGAAGCCTGCTTTCCGCAGAATCTTGGATACTGCTGGAAGGTTCTGACTACCGAAGGTCTTAGCATACGCTTCGGTAACGAGATCGTTCATGGCGGATGGAGTTCTTGATGATGCAGGAAGCCTATTGAACTTGTTTACCGCAGATCGCCATGTAGAGTTCAAGAGTGTGTGACCAACCAAGCCAGAGCTATACGTAGCCTTACCACCACCTCTAGCTATGAGATCGATAGACCCACCCTTCATATCAGGACTACCTGCAGCGCCACCATTGCCGCCTCTGTGACCTCCACCGTTATTGTGTCTTGCTGATTCGCGAGCTCTAGCAAGCCTATCTTGAAGCATCATGATAGCCTCCTTATCCTCAAATGGAGTCATAGCGTCACCACCTGCAGCACCGATCATACCACGCTGTACGCCATGGACAAGAGCGAAGTTAGCCTCAGGCTCGTCAAGGTGTTTCCTGATGTCCTCACCATAGGAGGACTTAACCTGATGAAGGACCTGGTTGTAAAGCTCAGTGAGAGGATTCTTAGGATCAGAGAAGTGCTGACCGATAGCCTTGTACACATCTTCAGCGCTTGAGCCCTTTACTGTACGCAGGATCCTAGTAAGCCTATCGATGTTACCGATGAGCTTGAGGTCCTGCGTGCTGTTCCTCCAAGCTGCAAGGTAGTCGAAGGCACGCCTCTTGGCATCCTCACCGGAGAAGAGGAGAGGAGCTATCTTGTTAGGATCATCGATGAATGATTGTATGGATAGGTCCTTGCCAAGGACGACTGCAGAAGGATCCTGAAGTCTAGCCTTAGAAGCCATATCATTATACTGTGCTCGCCTAGTGAGAGCATCCTTGAGCTGGGTAGCACCCTGTGCGTACTGACCCTTGAGCTTCACTAGGTCTTGCATCATTGCCCTGTTGTACGCGCCATCAGAGATGACCCCTTCCTTAGCTATCCTATCAGCATACCCGCTGAGCTTAGATAGCATAGGAGCGATAGTGCCCTTGTAGAAGTCACTATTCTTATCCTCGGCAGATAGGGCTGAGGAAAGAGACATAAGGTCTGTATGGGACTGTATGGCGGTCGTGTAGTACTCTTCCTCACGCCTCGCTAGAGGCTCAATGATACGAGCCATCTGGTCGAAGGAGGTCGGCTGCATTACCGCTGTGGTAACTGTCGTTTTAGCCATTATCTATTATTATTAGTATCTCTTCAAAGGTACGGAAGAATGATGGCACTGTCGCCACCACTCTTCCATATCTATTACTTAATTGGTCTCCCGAGGAAGGATAGACCAGCGAATATTGGTGAGCTCACCGCGTCGTTCGGATTAGTGCTAAACAAGTTGTTCAACTTCAGTAGCTCCTTCGGGATCGTAGGGAATGTCCTTCTAACTGTAGAAGGCGGTGTACTTGTGCCTACTGCCGCCTGAGGAACAGTCTGACTTGCGTTCTGAGGAGAAGCATAGTCTGGAGAGTACCCAGGTGTCCTTATGATGTTGCCAAGGTCATCGAAGGTGTACCCATGCACGGCAGCTACCAGCCTCCTGTTAAGAGCTATCTCACCGATAGCGCTGAGGTTCATTGCGAAGTTGTTGAGGTTAGCTGACCTAGCCTGCGCATTCGCTGCTTCCTCAGCCATCCTCATCGCCTCAGACCTTTCAATACCCTGCAACCTCTGTGCTGCTATCTGTCTGTTAGCTGCCTCCTGCTGGAGGATGAACTGGAGGTTCTGAGCTTCCTGCTGTCTGTTGAAGCCGATAGCTGCTCTCCTCCTCTGATCATTGAACTCATCCGCCTTGATCTTAGCATCAGCGATAGCCTGCTGTGTATTGTAGCCAGCTGCGAGGAGGCCTGCAGTAGCACCAAGACCATTACCACCGGAGCCATTGATGATCGCGTTCCTCAGGGCATTACCCTGAGCGATGATCTTACTAGCCGTGTAGTCTGTGTCAAAGGGCTTATACGTATCCTTGACGATCTCTGGTGTCCTGATGGGAGCCTCCTTAAACGTCTTCACGTACTCACGCTCGATCCTGTCAGCCCTAGAGAAGTCATCCCTGTTAGTGGCACCGAAGGCATCACGAAGGACATTGAGACCTGAGAGGGCTGCAGGAGCGTACCTGAGGAGAGGAGAGATAGCACCTCCCTTGGCAAACAACTGTCCCTGAGGAAAAGATGGTTGGATCATAGCCTTGATCTGTTCCTGTCTCTGTGCGAGCCTTGCTGTCTCAACCTCAAACCTACGCTTCTCGATAGGGTCGTTGGGACGCTGCTCAAGGGACTTAGCTAGCTTCCTCGCTGTCTTGGCAAAGGTCTTACCCTTACTTTCTTCTAGTCGATCTGAGAACATATAGTTACCTACCTTAATCTCTCCTTCCTCAGCCAGCATAGGTTGACCTTCACCATTGATGCCGAACTGAATACCGCCATTGGGGTTGGTCTCATGGCTACCACCAGCGTTGAACTCAGTGACACCACCATCAGCGAAGAACTGCTGTTGTAGTCTGGTGTCGTTACTCCTATCCACAGCCTGAGCTGCAGTGAGGAAGGATCTGTTTACTTCATTGTTAGCGATAGCCCTCTGCTCATTGAGCTGACGCTGTCGCTCTCTGGCATCAGCGCTACCCTTGAAGGCACCGGCAATACCACTGATGAGTCCAAGACCACCACCGATGATAGAGCCTATAGGACCAAAGGCGGTACCAGCACCGGCACCACCAAGGACACCTGATGCGATACCACCGATAGCATTACCATCATCTCTCACCTGAGAGTATGAGACTGAGTCAAGTGGATCGATAGCTTCCCATTGAGCCATGAGTGCATCATTGCTATCGACACCCACAGGACCGGTATGGTACTGCGCCTCCTTCTCAAGACCGCTAGTATCTTTTAGCTTGCTGGACGTGAGGAAAGCGTCACGCACGGCAGAGATCCCGGAGATAGCCCCCGAGATCTTACCTGCGATACGGCTCGCCCTTGCCGCCCTTATTTCTGATTCTGTCATATATATCACTCGTAATAGTGAACAGTTATATCGTGAATGATGCTCCTGTAGAGCAAGCCACCATTAGAGTGGAGCCTGAGGTGCATCCATGGATTCCTGATACGATCCATCTTGAACTTGCTCTGCGCGTCTCTTGGGATCTGTATTCTGTAAATCCTGAACTTCTCCTTCATCACTGATGGATAGTTCTTTACAAAGGTAATCCCATAGCCCATAGTGCGCTGATACTCCGTCCACACGTCCATCTCTGTGAGGTCAAGGGTGATCAGCTTATCACCATCCCAGGTATCACCGCGGACATCGAGGTTAGTGAAGATCTTATCCTCGCCTGCACCTTCAGGATTAACCCTGTAGTGGATGTACCAGTCAAGAGCTTGGTTATACAGACCTGCACCATACTTCGACTCATTGTGCCAGAGATACCCATAAGCTAAGCTGTATACAGACTGGCCAAGGACAAACATCTCCTCAATCTTCTTGTAGTCATATATCGACTCGAAGGCCTGCAGCTCCTCATTGTAGCACAGCGTCTCATCCTTGGTACAGACGTGAATCCTATTCATCACCCCCTCTGAGAGCAATACAGCCCCTGTGGTGGACGATAGATAGTCTTGCATAGACTTCTGCTTAGAGATGGGAGATAAGCCCTCAGAGAGGCTGTAAAGCGTGCTGGTGCGGTCATCAAGGAGATAGAGAGCCGAAGCGGAATGGCATACCCTCTTCAGAGAGCCTGTGCCGATCTCCTTGGACATATACCTGTGACCATCGACCTTCCTACTATTGCTGATCTCGATAGGCACGCCATCAGATGCCTGGACCTGCACCCTACTGTTGTAGTTGATAAGTCCTATGCCCTGTCTCTGTACAAAGAACAGTCTGTCAGATGAGGAGAGGATCCTAGTGATACCACCACAGATACCATCAAGGGAAGCTGTCGATGCGCCACTGAAGTGAGTGTAGTTATCTATGAACTCACCATTCTGCTTCGTCTTACTCCACGTGAATGAGGCTGGGTGATACGACGTGAGCATGTAGTCAGGGATGATGTCGTAAGTCTTGAGCTTCATCCTGTCATTGTAGACATCGTTCATCTTATTGACGTTGTCCATGCTCATAGCCTGCGGTGTCTTGATCCCGATATTCCTGTCATACCTACCAAGCTGGTTTACCCTGGTGAGGAGAGGTATGTCGATGATATCCGTCACCTTATTAGCTTCTGAGGAAGGGATAGTCTTGAAGAGCGTTGTCGTCTGATAGTAGGCATCACCTCCTCCTGTAGCACTCTTAGCTGTGGGTGTCACATAGGAATAGGCTTCCCACATGAGGCTCTCAATATCATAGGATGGTGCCTCCCTCGTCATGATAGCGATGGGAAGGATAGAACCGGTAAGAGGTGCCTTGACAAGACTCTTTGAGGAGAGGTCAACTTGGTTGTACCTACTCATGAGCTTCTCAGCTGTAACCTTGATGATCTCTCTTATCAGTGCTCTGAGGTCATCCCTATCGCTACTTGACGAACCAACACCCAATGCTATCTTCTTCCTTGATGCGAACATCAGCCACAGGCCTACAGACGTAGCGTCAGTCTTGTAGATAGAGTGCCTGAAGGGTACGCCATTAGAGTCGATGACATCACCAGAATCCTTGGTGTAGGGCTGAATGATACGCATCTTACCCTTCTTATCATCCATAGCCTCATGCTTGTTCCAGTAGACACCACCAGGAGGTGTAGCGTAGTAGAAGGTCTGATCACCATTGTCCACATCAAGGGTAAGCCAGCTAGGCCTCATGCTCTCTCTTACTTCCTCAACCGTAGCAAAGAACGTAGTCGCTACATCAGCGTAGGAAGTCCCAGGGAAGTCACCATCGTGGAACTCGATAGAGACAGGACCCCAACAGTTCTTAGCACCACCGAGGTTAGCACCACCTTGAGGATCGTAGTCATGGGTGAACCACCTACCCTCCATCGTATTAATGAAGTCCTGGATGGCACTTGCTGGCAGAGTATCACGCTTGACGTGGTTACTAGCGAGATCGTCCTTATTGAACTTGATGACGAAGTGGTCCGACGTTCCGTACTTCATCCTCGTTGGTCCACTGACGCTCTGTACTGATCTAGCCTTACCCTTGCCGTCTACACCAAGGAACCTAGAGGTAGCACCCTTGATAGCTGGGAGGATCTTGTCCACCTCACCAAGGTAAGTCTGATCAGCTACCTTCTGAAGAGAGGGACCGTTGTTACGCCAGGTAGATGCCTTACAGTTAAAGGACGACTCATTAGTCGTAGACTGGCCATACACAGACAACCTTGCGGTGGTGTTCTCTACTACCTTGCCACCGGATGTATCCTTGGTGGAGAACAGTGGCATAGCTACACCGACCATATCAGACTCCAGCGTAGAGACTCTCAAGATCTCCGCACCTGGCTCAAGCCTTGTCGTGGTACTGATAGAGGTTGACAGAGAGGGCCTGAGGAGAGACTCATGGTCATAGATAGCCGACATATCATTCCACTTCCCTTCCTCAAGCCTCGTGTCTCTATAGACGTAAGACTCGATAGGGTCATTAAGCGTCTTGACGTGTATCTCTACGTCCTCATCATAGCAGTCCTGTATATCAGGCGTATTGAACGTCTGCACGTCAGCACACACCCTCACCTGCGCGGATGCAAGACCAAGAGTGGTAGAGCTCGACTTGAAGAAAGGTTGGTCTACCTCCTTCCTGAAGAGGGACTTGTTGACCGTCATGTCACCGAGACTCTCTGGTAGCAGCTCATCACGCGTGATAGGCCTGAAGCAATATGAGGAGAAGGCGTATGGTACACCGTCCTCCCTATCAGCCACAGTATAGAGCGTTGGAGAGAGTACGCCATTAGCGATCGTCCTACGCTCCTTCGTAGATGGGTAATGGATGAGAACCCTATAGCCTACATAATCACCGATCACTGGAGGTGGAGATACTACAAGCCTTGAAGGTTGGTCTGGGGCAGTAAACACACCGACAGGTACAGGATTGGACTCCTGACCTGTCTTACTGATGAGCTGGATAGCCACAGGGTATTGCTCGTACGGCATAAGGACAGAGATGTCCTTGTGACCCTTACCTGCCTGGTTAGCCCTGAAAGGATCCACATCGACAGGTTTGAAGGATATGTTGCTGGCAGCATAGTGGTCCTTAACCTCTTTCTGCTCTTCCTCAGACAACTTAAAGCCGGGGATAGAGAGGTTGCCGAGGAACAGCGTGTTATCCTTGGCTGCGAGCGTAGAGGCGATGATCGTGTTGCTACCGAGATACAGGATAGCCTGAGGCTCGATGCTGATACCTGGCTGGCCGTAGTCGTGAAACTCTACACTAGTGCCAGTGACAGGGATAGAGTAGACGCGCTGCACGTCAGGTGTACCACCCTCGCTAGTCCTGAGGATCCTATACACATTGACGAAGTCAGCCTTCTGATCCAAGCCTGTGACCTCGATATCGAAGGAGCAATTGATAATGTCCTCGCCTGAACCACCACGACCATCAGAATGGGTGATGTAGTAAACGTCAGACTCAGCGAAGACCTTGGACTCCTTGCCATGAAGAAGAGAGTAGGTGAAGAGATAGGTGACGTTACCACTATGCAGCTTTGATCCACGACCCCAGCTCTGTGTGACACTTACCTCTTCCTCAAAAGATAGAGACCAGGTGTTGTTGATGTAGTCGACATCAGGATTGGTGGCTAGACGCTTGTCATGGATGTTAAGTGACCTTAGTGGATTGACACCATCAACCCAGTAGACCTTCTCAATGTCATCGCGCTCGACAACACCGATCATATCGACGTTATCGCTCAGGTTCATCTCGGTCTGGTAGATCTTCTTGATGTTCTCGCCATCGAAGACGAAGACCATGCCATCCCTGCCGAGCTTGCTGAGGACAACAGCCTTGTCGCCTATCACAGTAGTAGCAACAACGCGGCCAGGGACAGAGCTCTTAGCCTCCGTCCCCTTGATGCAACTTATAGAGAAGAGCGTGTTACTGCCATCTGAGGAAATGCGGATATTCCTCAGCTCGTAGGCTAAGTCATTTGATGCTCTAGCTTCAGCATGGTCCTGCGCCATGCCTCGTGCCATTAGGCGGATAACCTTCTCTTTCATCGTCTCTTGGTGCCTATGTCGGAGAACCTAGCCCTGATGCCGATCTCGATAATCTCCTCAGATGTAGGCATCCTCTGTGATGCGAGGTACTGTCCCACGGCCCATGCGTAGTCCTGCTGTGCCTGGTGTGATGACTCCCTGCTGATCTTGTTGTTGTCGAAGAGGAGCTTGTACTGGTCCATCTTGATGTAGGCAAGGATAGCGTCGATGAGCATCTCATCCTCGTAGACCATGGGGAAGCCATCCTCATCTACCGGCATAGCCAGATAGGAGATGTCGATCTTACCCTTCTCAAAGCCACACTGCATAACACCATTGCGTAAGGTGTACTCGTACTTCCCTATACGTCCGCTTCTCCTCACCTCATTCATGGGGATGTGACCGATACGTACGGACTGAAGCCTGAGGCAGTCCTTGGGTAGCCTGCCACGGAAAGCCTTGACCTCTACCTCGTCTTCATAGATATCAAGACTGTCGGGCTCAGCGTACTTCCTCGTGAAGCTAGCTACGTACTCAGCAACAGCCTCCTTATCCAGGGTAGCCAAGTTTGGATTCCTGGTCAACCTAGAAAGGAGGCTATCAATACCTATGTACCTGTTCATATATTAGTCTTTGTTCATGTTCGCGGAGGCGAGTCTTCGCACTCCTGTAATACTCAAAGAGGTAATGGCGCATTACTGTACGCCTCCTCATGGACTTCTTACTACGTAGTATCAGCTTCTGCTTCCAGTCCTGTCTCACGAAGCCATTATGGCCGCTCTTCCTAATCTCGTTGGTCTTTGCCCAGTCGATAGGTGGCAGCCCTACTAGCTTGCCATTGACAAGCCTAGGCTCGTACTCCCTGAGCTCGAGGTAGAGAACAGCTAAGTCCAGAGGAAGGCGAACCATCCCTTCCTCAAGCAAGACTTCAAAGAGAGCGGCATTGAGGTCCTTCACTATGTCTATGAAGATATCCCTCTTTACCTTCTTCTTGAGGTCCTTCCTGAGAAAGGGATAGATCTCTTTACTTCCTATACTCTTCATCACTTAGCTTTCCTGTTCCTCAGCTGACGAGAGATGGCTGATGCAAGCGTGTAGACATCTGGGAGGTCGTCCATGCCGTTGTTCTTGTAGTCATCAGCATTGTACATCGTAGATAGTATATCCTTCCTCACAGCATCTATGAGAGGCATCACTAGCCCTTCCTCAAGAGGAATGGTGATGTCATAGCTATCAGCACAGTCCCCTCCTGGTCCTTCCTCAGACTGATCACAGAGGAGCTTCCTATCAGGGATGGATGCCGGCATGCAGGTGATACGCACCTCATTGAGGTACTTCATCCTTGGATCCTTACCCTTGAGCTTGAGATGTCTATCACCGCCGATGGTGCCGTAGATGGTCTTAGCAGCGAACTCACCGGACAATGCATGCCTGAACCTATCTGTGTTGGCTGAGCTGATAGTGAGCTCACCTGCCTCGATGTTGTAGTCACCAATCATTGAGGGTAACTTATCGACACTCACAGACTCAAAGATGTTCTTGCACTTGTCGATACTCTTCAGCTTGAGCTTAACACAGAGCTCTACCTTATTCTCACTACCGGGATCCTTACCATTGTACTTCTTCTCGATAAGGAGCGCACGATACTTGTCTATGAGGAAAGCGATGTGTGCGTCGGTGAAGCTGAAGTCATCTGAGCCACCCTTGACCTGATCAGTGATCAGTGATATGAGTTCTCTGTACGTTGCCATTACACTTCAATTCTAAAGGTATTGTCAGCGACACGTATCTCGCAACGCTGTGTGACCCTGAGCCTCCTATTAGATTCTACAGGGTCATTGAGGATGAGATCGCCTGCGCCGAAGTCAACCCCACACAAAGATAGCTCTGAGGAAAGGATAGAGAGCATCGACCTGTATTCCTCTACCGTGGCATAGAGGCCTAGAGAGGTTCTGTCGATGATAGCTACCTCTATAGCGATGAGCGTATCCTTGTCGTCCTTGGCTTCTCCCTTGCTTAGACCATCGTAATAGTCAAGTAGGAGATCTATGATTTCTCTATCGGTCATTGCAGCTACTACATTTCTTCTTCTCCTCAGCCACAGGTTCACCAGTCAGGGCCCAGAAGCGGTTAGCTGCATTGACATCGCCACAACGTACTGCAGCGCGCATACCCTCCATGAGGAGGATGGTGTCAATGACAGCTGACTTGTTATACTTACCTTCCTCACCAACACCCATGCACTTCCTCACGCGACGATAGAAGATCCCTTCATCGTAGGTGATGAGCTGGAACTTATTCTTGTCGAGACCACAAGGCGTGCTCTCCATAGGTGCACCAGCAAGCTCTACGTCAATGAGGAAGAGATCAGTGGCATTAGCGTTGATCTTATCTAACCTAAGCTCAAGACGTGCTCTTCTCCTCCTCAGGTCGTTGTGAGCCATCTCAGACTCAGTAGGCAATACACCACAGAACTCACGACATAGGTTAGCTGTAGCAATATCCTCAGGGATAGCGGAGATATCCTGCTCATGCTTGACCTTGTCCCCAACAGTGACCTTGACCTTCCTCAACCACATGTTATCATAGTAGCATAGTGAGGATACGCTGATGTCGATGATTAGTTTATTTACCCTGGTGTCTACCAGCAATTCATTGATCTCGATCATTTGTCTTTAAGAAATAAGGGGGCCACCTACAGGTGTAGATGACCCCCAGATTCTACATGAGGTTGGTTAGCATTCGTCAAGAATGGCGACACCATCCTTGGCAGGATGAAGCTCCTTCTTGATAGCGTCCTTGAACTTACCATCAAGAAGAGCCTTCAGCTCATCGTACTTGCCGTAGAGCGTGATATCCTTCTCACTACGGAAGGTCTGAGTGCCAGAACCGAGGTGAGCATAGTGGATATCCAGAGCGTCGTACTCCTGCGTAGGATCAGCTACCATACCCACAGGGAGCTTATAGCTGTGACCCAGGCCCTGGTACTCATCACCACGGAAGCCGAAGTGGGAGCGCTCCATGTCTGCGACAACGGGACCGTTGATCTCGTAGTTGTCAGCATTCGTGTAGTCGAGCTTGACGCGCTTGCAGACGATGTTCGTGTTGTCTGATGCACCAGTCATCATGACACGAGGCTTGAAGCTCAGCCTGTACGTGGGAGCCGAGTGAGCGGGGTTGTAGAAGAACGTCTGATTTTCCTTGAGGACAAGACCGTTGATGTTCGTAACAGCGGTCTTGAGCTGATCAAAGGTCATGTCATGCTTAACCTCTACAAGCGTACCGATCGTGTCCTCCGTGCCTGCAGTGTCGATGAATACCTGAACGGCGTTCTCACGAATCTGATACAGCCTCTTAGCGAGATCAAGAACAGCGAGAAGGAAGTTATCCTTGTCGAGGTTGAAGCTACCATCGTAGTCGAAGTTGATAGACTCAGTGATCTTGTTCAGCTGCGTGTTCGTGTAAACACCGAAGATATCAACATAGATGTCGACATTCTGCTTTTCTACCGTAGACGTAGCGGGGATCGTGATCTTGTAGCAATCCTTGTGATGACGAAGCTGTTCCTTCTTCGTGAGGCGGATCTTATTGATGCTCGCCAGAGGGATCTCGTCAGTGCGGACAACACCGTTGTGCGTGCGATACTCGAAGTACATGTAGCCGCCCTCGTCATTGATGAACAGCCTAGCCTCACCGAGGTCGCCCTTTTCGGGGAGATGATCACTAGGACCAAAGCCAGTGGCCAGCTCAACCTTATTTGCGACATATACCTGTCGCACCTGATTAACCTTGTAACCCATAAATAATTATTTCCATGCGGCACGTGCTAGTTGCACGGCCTGTAAAACGATAGACCGGTGGAGGTACGGATTGAGCTCACTAGTGCGAGCCTTCGTCTCTCCATTTATTGTGAGCCCATCCTGGAGATCCTCCAAGATGATTGGCTTTGGTATGCGAAGATAACGCATAGAGTAGCCAGAGAAATCCCTCTTGTAGATGATCTCTACCATGTCACCGGCCATAAGGCGCAGTGGCTGGATGGTAGGACCTGAGAAGGGATTGACAAGCCTCTTAGCGACCTTGTCGTGGCTTACCGGTGCGACTGTGATAGCGCAACCGCCTACACCACTGACATACTCGTAGAGAGGCTGTATCATATCCTCTGGTGTGGCAAAGAACCTAGAATAGCTTGTCACGCCCTGGATGCCCTTCAGCTCCCTGGTAGTGGTTGTGACAGATGCTACAGCTTCATAGTCCTTGAGGAGAGTGTGCAGACGAGACCTGTTCTCATCGGAGCCGTCCAGACCAGGGAGATCCTCCCCGCCGATGATAGCGGAGAGGACCTGTTCCTGTGCTGTTGTCAGGAGGCGACTCTTCTCATACTCAGTAAGACCTGGAGCGCTATTGCTCGACAGGTTGTTGTATAGAAGATCAAACTCGTGAGAGAGCTCCTGTACCGTCATAGTCTACTTTTCTGCGTCCTTAATACTAGCCTTGAGAGTCAGGAGCTCCTCCTGATTCTGAGGACGCGAGAGATATGCTGATGCATTCTCCAGCGTTGGCTCCTCATCTACATTACAGATGGGCGTATTGTCCAGACGATAGAACTTACCACCCTTGTTGAAGATGAGCTTGAGAGCTGCAGCCTTCTTGATGACTACCATCGAAGCGAGGTTCTCATTACCTGCTACCTCAATGAAGCGCTTAGGCGACTCCTGTGCGACCTTAGTCAGCTTGTTGAGGAGGAAGGACCTATCAACCCTAAGGGACAGTGCAGCGCCTGTGAGACGCTCCAGAACGGCACGCATGGTGTCGCGGTCGTCCCTGATGCCATTGAGGAGCATGATAGCGTTGATAGAGAGGTCTGCCTCTTCCTCAATGCGCTTAGCACGCTCATCCTCAAACGACAGGAGGTACAGATGCTCAGAGTCAGGATTCTTCCTGTGTTCCTCAGCCGACGTAGCAATGATATGCTTGTTAGCTGCAAGGACCTTGTACTCGATGTACCCTTCAGGCGTGCTGAGGTCAATAGACTTATCCTCAGCGTTAAGCTTGATAGAGTAGTTATCCCAGTAGTTGTTCACCCTGAGGTAGCTGGAGAGGGCATCCTTGGGGAGACCCATCAGCTTAACGAGACATTCCTGCTCTTCCTCAGTCAGAACCTGCACGTAGGATCCATCGATCTTAACAGGTACACAGATAGTCACTGTCGCACCAGGAGCCCTACCGGAAGCGAGAACGTGGTTCTTGCTAGTTACCAGTGGGGTCTTCTTGGGGATCATCGTGACATTGACCCTCCTATCAGGTAGCGAGAACCCGCCCTCGTTCTTCACGAGGACGGACTCTTCGATGTTGGTTGATTTCTTTGCCATTTCTATTCTATGTATTCTTAGTTAGCCTTAGTCCCTGAGGATCGAGGGGATGAACGACATTACGCGCGAAGCGTCACGGACACATACACCCATCGTAGCGGTGCGAGTGAACTGTACGCTGTCCTCGTCGTTAGCAGAGTGCTGGTAGGTACCACCACCATAAGCGCTCAGAGCGTGGCTCATCAGCGTGCCTGCGACGTTGTACCTCGTCGTACCCACGATGACAGAGCGGTGTTCTTCTGCACCCTTAGGCTGTACAAGCTGGATGTTGGGGTTATCCGTCGTACCGCAGTCGAAGAGGTCGAAGCGGTGAGAGAACGCCGTACCACCCTGGGGGTGAGAGATCTTGTTACGAACGATGTCATCGTACATGCTGTCGATGTCGAGAGTGATCGTCACGCCGTTAGGAGCGCGGTACTCAGTGAACTGATAACCTGCAGACATAGCGTTGTCATGGTAAGGACTGTTCGTCCTCGTTACAGCGGGAGCGTTACCATCACCGATATAAGCCCAGCCCTTTACAGAGTCAGAGACAGCCTTGTGGAAGGCGATAGCACCATACTCACCTGTACGGAGGATATACTTACGCTCGCCGAACTCCTTGTTGTCGACAGAGAAGTCTACCAGCGCGCGTTCGAACATCTCGATGTTGAACTTCGTGTAGTAGTGCTGGTTGCCGTAGGAGATCTGCTCGTAGAGACCTGCACCTGTCTTGATCTTGTTACCAGAAGCACCGAAGAGCGTGAACTCACCGTTAGCACCCTTGGTAGAGCGACCATAGGCAAGCATGTTAGCCTTCATTTCGCGGAACTGGATTTCAGCAAGCCACTCGGTGTAGTGTACCCATGCCTCCTTGATCTCAACCTTGTTGCCGTTATCGGGATCGATGAAGGGGTAGAGGAACATCATACCGCTGTTCTCCTTGACGAAACGCTCAGAAGCGACCTTGTAGTCGAGACGGATGTTAGTGAAGTTGTTACGCATCCTGTTAGCCTCACCGAAGCGGATACCGCCAACGCTACGAGACATTTCACTCTCGATGATCGTGTGAGAGTAGCTGAACCTGCGACCTTCCAGAAGCTCCCTTGCAGGGATACCATTCTCATCACCGTTAGCGAGGACTACGCGGTAGACAACCTGCGAGCCTTCGTTGACAGGGTGATCCTGGATGTGGAGAGGATAGACTTCGTTCTTCTCACCCATGATGATCTCACCCTTGAAGAAGTAGTCTTCGGGGAAGACCAGGTAGAAGGGAGAGAAGTTGCGACCGACGTTACCGTAGTTTTCGTCGATGATAGCACCGCTCTCGTCGCGAGCCTGGATCAGAGGGATATTACGCCTATAGCCGCCCACTACGTCCCACTCGTAGTCGTTGGTCGTTTCTACGTACTTGATGGGGAACTTGCGCAGGAAAGCCTCGAGGTTACTACCCTTTGAATTTCGTGACACAAGGTTAACCATAAAGTCCGCCAGAAGCTGGGGAGAGCGATAGCCGATGGATGCGAGGTGGTTCTCGGTCGTCAGACCAGTCCACCCAGAGGTCCTTGCTACCTGTAAGGGCTGGAGCCCATTCTGAATTAACTTACTCATATATTACTATCTGATTTTAACAGGGGTGCCATCTATCAGATGTGCGATGGGCCCACCACTGCTGACTAATTGCGAGTTACCACGCCTCTCTGGCGTGCGTAGCTTAGCTTCCAAGGCAGACATCTTTGAGGAGACCTCCTTCTGTACTGCCTTCTGGCCGATCTTAGACAGGTCCTTGAAACCATCCGTCAGAGCGAAGAGCACGCCTACATTGCGAGAGAATGACACAGGGTCACTCTGCATGGCGTACTCTAGTGCGGTGAGCGTCTGTCCAGTGGACTTATCCTTGTATGCTGGTTCTGTGAGAGCCCTATATGCAGATTCACGGATAGCGTTGTCTACACCAAGCGTCTCATAGAAAGAGTTATCTTCTAACACAGCTGAACGGAGAGCCTGTGCGTGCATCTCGATCTGAGCCTGCTGTTCCTTAGCCTCAGCTTCACGCTGAGCAAGGAGGTTGTTGTAAGACCTCACGTAGAAGTCCTTGCAGTCTTGAAGGGCATCGACAGCGTCGGCTACATCAGTGCCGGCATTGATAGACTTCTCTACCTCGCGCTTCGCCCTTTCCTCAGAGAACCCCTTGTTGATATACGACATGTAGATAAGCTCACGTCGGGTGGATTCAGCTTGCGCGTCATTCTCCTTAGTGAGCTGGTCCTCGTCGATACTACTCAGGGTATCGATGATGTTAGAGTACTGTGTGTACTCATCGACAGTGACGTTTGCAGCCATAGCCTCCTCAAAACGCTTAACCTTATCGCCAGCACGGTTAGCCGCTTCCTGGTCAATAAGGTCTGAGAGTTGGTCTGGGGTAAGCTCTCCGCCAATCTCCTTGGGGTCGATGAACTTCAGGACGTTCCCCTTTACGAGGTCCTGAGCAAACGCGGAGTACACGTCTCCGCCAAGGTTATCACCTTTGACTTCTTCCTCATGGATAGGTTCTACGCCTGGTTCTTCGGGCTGCGGTACAGCTGGTTCTTCGCCTTGCTTAGGTTCTTCCTGAGGTTCAGGTTCAGCGTTGCCATCTTCGGAAGTCGGCTCGCTGAGCTCGCCTCTGAGGAAGATATCAGGAAGTCCTACTGGCCCACCTGAATTGACATCTGCTAGACCTTGGGGTTCTGCAGGCTCTTCGTACCTACCGTCCTCAAGACCAAATGAAGCAAGACTAAATTCTTCTGGATTCATGTTCTTTCTCTTAATATGTACTACAAGGCTCAGAAACGCGCTCTGTTAGCCTCGCGTGATAAAGATATATATTTCCTCACCTTTTTGCTGAGAAGCCTTTAGGCGGGCTGTGAGAGCCTCAGACGTGGTCTTAGAGTCTACAAGTCCACCAACGACCTTATTCTTACCTACGAGGATGCAGCCAGATGTATGGTTCTTGTTGTTCCCTGCGTGGATAAGGATGCCGTCAAAATCGGGGACATTGAGGAGACGAGGAAGTTCCTTACCGAAGCGTGGGGACATATTGACAACAACCTTGTACTTGCCATAGGGGATGGCGGTCTCATGCATGACCTTACGCTCGCCATTGTCAAACCTGCCATTCTCATTCAGGTCCCTGACCTTGTCCTCTAGCGTATCACAGAAGTAAGCACCATCGATATATAGCTTACCGATAGTGTACGTCTCTTTAAGTGCGACTCTCTTTAGTTCAATCTTCATAAGCCTTAGGGTATCTGATCAGCATTAGCATCGAGATTCTTTGTCGATTCTCTCACGAGGCTAGCCAGCTCGGCGATCTGTGCCTTGAGGTCTGAGATCTCTTCTCTCTGCCTGCTGATCTCCTCGCGCTGCTTCTCGATGCTCTCGCGCTGTTTCTCGTTTTCCTCAAGGAGAGCTATAAGCCTCCTCTTGTTGTCTTCGGAGAGCGTCTGATAGAACTCAAGGCTCTCCTTCATGTTAGCTACCTCGATCGCTCCGGTCTCCGCTTGGTACTTCTTCTTGGTGAAGATGAACGTCACGAAGGCACTGATAGTCGAGGTGACTATGCTGATAATACTGCTAACGATAAACTCATGCATCTTTAATTTACAATCTCAACGAACCTACTACCTTCCTCACTAATGTAGGGGTTCAAGTCCTTAACGTCAACGATGACCTCCGTGCTTCTCTTCTGGAACCAACGGATGAAGAAGATCTTCGATGGCTTGCGAATAAACCTGCGCGCATGTATTACGATGTGCTTCTTTGATAGCACCGACAGGTCCGTTCTTAGAGTATCTGGGTAGCGTAACGCCAACCTTAGCTTGTACCATTCATCTCCTAAGATAGTATCTACGGAGACACCAGGAGCAAATATAGTATCGCGCAGGACCAAGGTATCCTTAGTCGAGAATGCAGACCTGAACTCAGCCAGAGCCTTCAAGTCCTTATCCTTAACCTTCAGCTCCTTCTTGGTCTTGAGGAGAGCGATGCTGATGCTATCACCTCTCTGCTCAAGCTCGTCTATAGTCATCCTGTATAGCTTGCTCTGATTCTTCAAGCTATCTGATGCGGCTATCTCTGCGCGAAGATTTCCATACGCTCTCTCTTCCTCAATGCGAAGTCTGTGATTCTCGTTCCTGAGGAAGGAGGCGTACCCTACCGCCGATAACGTGATAGCTATCAACAGTAGGGTTACGTTCACCTTCATAGTTTTATACCTGTGGAGCCTTAGCGAGTACGAAGAGGTGCTGCTTCTTCTTCGTTTCCTCAGGAAGAGCATTGTATTCCTCAATACTATTGAGGTAAGTGATCTCCTTCTCCGACTCAAGCTGAGTGATCTTAGCCTGCAGCTGCTGGATCGTAGACTCAAGAGTAGCGATCTTACCAGCGTTCTCATCAGCCTTACCCTTAGCCTGGGTAATCGTCTGACCCTGCTGCGCCACCGTACCCTCGATAGTCTGGAGCTTCAGCTTCTGTGCGTCGACAGCCTGCTTGCTAGCTTCTACGGCTGCAGGGTCAGCGATCTCCCTCCACTTACCAGTGGTAGCATCAAGAGAGTTAGAAGACTGGAAGACGTAGTGCTTCTTCGTCTCCTTACAGAAAGACATGTGACCTTCGTCGATAGTGTCAACTACAGACTTCATGTCTGAGAGAGTAGCGAACTGGTCGCGCTCAAAGTTGGGGAGATCCCCTTCATAGCCAAAGGTGATGGCTACGTTCTTGAAATTACTTGCCATGTATATTACTTAACAAAAGTGAATGGAATTTCCTGACGCTTACGTGTAGAGCCGAATGGTGCAGCGATAGTATAGACGAGGTAGTCAACACCATCAATGCTTACCGTAGTCTCATCGAAGTTCTCCCTGATATCATCATTCGAGCCATCGATGATCTTGGTGACAGCACCAAGACTCTTGGGATATGCGTAAGAGAACTTAGAGTTCTCATTAGACACCACAGTGATCTGCTTAAACACCTCTGCAGGTGAGGAAGCCACAGTAGCCGTAAGAGCCTTGATGTCAGCTGCAGTAATAGGATGACCCTCCTCACCGATACCACTCCTATGAGGGTACTTACCGAGGTAAGTGGTGTAGGTCTCTGCTACGGGCCTCTTCTTCGTACCTACGACCCTATAACCGGGCTTAGCTGGCCTGGTGACAGTCCACTCGCCATACTGAGGGTTATCCTGCCTTACACCATCGATAAGCGTGTAGGTCACATTGCGCTGACGCTCACCGACTACAGGCTGGATAGTGACGATGACATCCTCGAAGGCGTTGTTATCGTACTGGTCAGGTCCGTTAGGTCCTGGCTGTACAGCCTCCTTCTCTACCACAACCTGCGTAGTCACCACAGGACGCTTCTTAGCACCACGCCTGCGCATTTCTGCTACACCTGGGGTATGGACATCACTCTTCGTACGCTTGATCCCTGTGGGCTTGCCATTGCGGTACAGCTCTTCCTCAATGAGGACACGCTTGCCGAGGACTGCGGTGCGCACGACACTTGATTCATCAGCATACAGCGTAGGATCGGTAGCCGTGTCCCACTCTACAGGGAGAGGAGCATCAAAGGTCGTCTTAGCGGGGAGCTCACGCCATTCCTGCACGACATTCTTGGAGATGAGGAAGCTAGTACCATTGTTGTTGGAGATCTTGATGGTATCATCATCGACCCACTCACCAGAGACGGCGAACACATCCTGCTTACGCTCAAGCTCTGCCTGCTTAGCCTTGACAGCCTTCAACTCGTTAGTCAGGTCCTCAATGGTCTTGAGGAGAGAAGAAGGATTGAAGATCGTATCCTTGTCCTCCTTGTTCTCAAGGACCTTCACCCTGCGCTCCAGGGCTTCAAGGTCGCCGTTCTCTACAGCGAAGGGTACACGAAGCACCTCATCAAGGGAGCCATCAGCATCAACCTCAGGACTAAGACCTACACGGAAGACAAGCTCACCATTCTCGTAGACTACGCTCTTGAGACTTCTGTCGGGACTGCCCTGACGATTGCAGATACCTGAGGCACTACCAAACTGCTCGAGCTTATGTACGAGCTGGCCATTCTTCATGTAGCTCACCTTCATGAACTCACGGAACGTGCCGGGAGCATCATCGTTAGGCACAAGGTAGATCACCCCTTCCTCAGCCATCTCAGGTACGCCAAGGAATGCCCTAGTCTTCACCTCATAGCGGAAAAGCCCATCGATCTTCGTTTGAAGAGCGTGGAGCTTACCGCGGTCATCGATGAACTCAGTGATGAGGTTCTGACCCTGCATCCTGATGTTGTAGGGCTTGTAGAACGTATCCTTGTTAGCGCCGATGGGGGACCAGTGCTTGGGATTGGTAATCTCCTTACAGCCATCGCTACATGAGCCGGTGTACTGCCTTGTGATCACCTGGCCTGCACCATCTACCGTAGTGATGACGAGACCACGACGACGAACGCCGCGTGGGATCTGCCTAAGTGTATCCTTGAGGCAGCCTCGCCAGGGAAGGTAGATATGGTTGGCCATTGCGAGGACATAGTCGAGACGCTTGCCTGTGTACCCATCAAAGACAGCCTGCATGACGGTCTGAGGATAGACAGGCTTCCTGCTCTCTACCGAGCAAGGCGTTTGCTCTATGCGCCTGTAAAGCTGTTCGACGTGAACCTTCTTAGGCTCACGCTCAGGTCGCTTATACACCTCCTTGTTACATCCGCAACTCATATTCTATAAATAATCTGGTTCTTTTTCTTCCTCAGTGCAGACGATATAGTCTTCCAAAGGCTTGGTATCATTACCAACGTAGACTCTCCATCCCTTCCTCATGAGCTCAGCTACCATACCACCAGTCATGTAGGCTTCCCACTTTTCAGGGATCCTAAGACTGAAGGATGGACCGAGAAGGAAGAGTTCGTCTTCCTTACCATTGACGTAGAGAGACTGATCCCTCATGTTGTCGAGGAGATAGACCACAGACTCTCTATCAAGAGACTCAAGGTTCCAGTCAGGGTTGTTAGTCGTAGCCCAGTCAGTGACAGTACCTGCGAAGTTGTAGTCCCTATTACCGAGATTTCTAAGCCTCAGACTTTGTATTTGGCTCCTCAGGCCACGATAGCCAGGCCAGTTGACCTGACCGGGAGGACAGTGGAAGGCCTGGTACATCTGAGCATCGGTGTAAAGATAAGTACAATCGATGATCGGTTCGATGACAGCCACGTGAGAGTACTTACACATATAGGATATACCACCGGTGGGATTTACTGACCAGCGCTTCTTGTCCTTGTCGTAGTCATCCATACCTGGATACCACACGGAGAACGCTACAGGATCAACCCTACGAAATCCGTGCTCATCATAGAGTGCTGGATCCTTGATGGTGATCTTACCATAGTCACCGAAGGAGCCGTGACCTACCATCTCAGGAGCGAAGCCATCTTCCTCAGCATTGAAGACCCTGTTAAAGACTTGTTCAGCGAAAGCGCCAGAGAAGTCCCTACAGTGCCTGAAGTTAGCCTTGAGGAAGAACTCATCATAGCTCTTCTGGTTGAGGTAGGAGAACTTGAAACAGTCTGCGATAGTGGTAGGCACTAGACCGAAGAAAGGATAGTCAGCTGACGCATACTTCTTACCCTCATAGCCAATCTTGAGCTTACAGGGAGAGAAGTACACCTCATTCTTCATTCGCTCAGGATCAGTGGTAGTACCACGCACACCCTTGAACATCGCGTGACAGTTATTGATATGCCCTGTCTTGAACGTGATAGTAGGGTTCACCTTAGCACAGGCAAAGGCAGCTCTGGCTGAGATACCATCAAAGACTGATGTTGCTGGACCTGGGTCCGCCTGAATAGTCATCTTCAGTTCTTCCACCTCTGCAGGCATGTGGTTACCTACATTCTCAAACTCTTCTGCGCCAAGACCGCCGAAGTGCATGCCCTCATTGCCGAGGAGATTCTCGATATTCCCAGCGATAGGGTACTTAGCGAGAACGTCCTTGAGGAGGAGAAGGATCTTCTTAGAGTGCTCATTGCGAGGGAGAGCATACATCAACCTCAGCCATCCTCCGAAGAGCGGGTCATGGTCAGTGACAAAGTTCGTCTCTGGGTCAATGCAACGATAGAAGGCTAGCTGTGGAGCATTCTTCAACTCATAGAAAAGTGGTATCCTCGTCTCCGTGTCCTCGTCTCCTCTCCTCAGCTTCATATTGAAGTGACAGAGGTGATACCTGAGGACGGGATAGTTAAACCTCAAGTTTTCGAACTTATCGAAGATCTCCTTGGTGACCACGCTTGAAGGAACACCCGCATCGATGATGTTAAACATCAGCGCTACGCCAAGGTCGATCTCCCTATGGTAGACGTGCTCACCGCCAGAGTACATATCAAGGACGAGGTTCTCCCAGGGGTTGCCCTTGTAGTCATACCTTGTAAGCTCTCCAGCCTTAGAGATACCATCATAGAGGATCAGTGGATCTACCTTCCTCAGCTCAGGTACACTGCGGAAGATGAGGTTGGGCATATTAGCCACAACCTCTTCAGACGATGAGCTACCAATGACAGTGCCATCAGCCACAGTAATACCGCTGCTAGACCTCAAGAGATTCTTGGTAAGAGCCTTGAGGGGCTCTATTATGTTTTCTTTAGATATCATAGCTGATTATTAAAGATGATCAGAATACCCTTCATCGTGAATATCCTTGACAAGTACACTCACACGTTGGTCTCCATTGGGCAGAACTAGCGTGTACTGCACAAAGGCAAACATACCATTCTCATCTGGCGTATCACCATAGAAGTGGTATGCTGAAGGGAAGCGGAACTCTTGTGTCGTGTACTCTGTAGCGCCAGAGGTATCGATACCCATCCTTGCACCGAGAGTCTTGAGGTAAGAGACAACTTCAGCCTTCGGCTTATCGCTTCTACTGAAGTCTGAATTGCGGACCTTATATGATGCTTCATCCCTCTTCTTTAGATCAGTCTTAGATATAAAGACGAAGTGCGTGGACACTGGAGAAGAACCATTGGACCTGATGGCATTTGCAATGACGTAAGCATTGTTATCACCAAACGTATACAGATCAAGCACTTCACCGCCAGTGTAACCAACAAGAGAATGTACATCATCAACTACAGCCTTAGGCTGAAGATTAGAGTCGTACTGCAGGAGCGCGAACCTTGGGTAGAAAGAGTCTATACCTCCAGGCGTGTTAGCTCTCTTCCTGTAGTCCTCCGCATTGACGGTAAGCTCCTGGAAGGTCTTGCCACTTGTAGAGAGGACCTTGGTCTTCCAGCTGGAAGGCACACCAGCTACTGGCTTAGCTGAGCTGCCGCCGTTCTGCATATCCATCCAGACGTACTCACCAACACGTGGTGTCCACTCTGGCTCGGCTACCCTACTGTCATCTACTCGTGTCTTACTGACTACCTGGCCATTAAGGGGTGAGCCAGGCTTGACGATTCGGCAGATCCTATATTTGATTTTTGCCATACTTAGAATTACGATTAGTATTACGACTACTACTATGATTTGAAATGCGAGCTCCATCACGCATGGTACTTGATGAAACCATACCTCCAACCATCTTCATCCTTCCTCAGGAGCCTAGAAGCTGTGTAGGTGGAGAATGTAGGACGGACCTCAACGGTAGCACTACCAGAGAAGGACGAGCCATCAAGGAACTCAATGGTGTAGGTCACTTCCTGTGTTGGATAACCTGACGCGTTGGTGTTAGGCATCATGAGGTCTCCCCAGTTAGCTTCCCTAGAGAGGATAGCTGAGTTAGCACGCCCATAAGGAAGAGGAGCGGATGACTGGACGAACTTCTCAACCATAGCTGGGCTATTGAGAGACAGGTCACCAATCCTGTTAAGCTGATCTGGTGCTACCCTTCTAGCTGTGATAGCCGAGAAGTCCCTATCTCCAGTACCGCTAGGGATGAACACGTTCGTCCTGCGCTCCTCGCGAGCTGCGTTGTTGAGAATCTGTCCCCAGACGAACTCGTCGATGTGGAGTCTCCTGCCAGATGAGCCATAGAGATCGAAGTTACCGATCGTCTTGTTGTCAGGGAAGTCATAGGTCTCCCTATCAAGGTGAGGCCTATAGTCAAACCTGAAGGAGCTCTCAAAGTCACCACACCTGATCTTCAGCCTACTGACATTGTCTTTCAGCTTATTGAAGGTCTCGTCAGTGATATCGAGGTAAGAGCCGAGCTGAGGGCGCACGACAGCGTTGTTCATGCCGTCATTGGTAGCCTCAGCCTGAGCTACGAGGTGAACACCTACACCGATGTGACCACTGTACATCTCCTCAGAGATAAGGCTCTTGATAGCTTCCTTGTCGGTAGCTACAGGGGTATCACCCCCACCACCACCACCACCTTCATTCTCGTCGGCGTTGCGGTAGTTTACAACAAGGCCATGGAGAGGATGTCCTGGCTTGTTGATCCTGCAAATTCTAATTCTTGACATACTTGACAAATGGGAAGTTAGACGTTCTTGCTGACAGTTCTCTTACGATAGTAGCCTTGTCTACTATAGTGCAGAGGACATCACGATCGTTGTTGATAGGATCGAGGATACCTACGCGCTTGTAGACTAGCGTAGTTCGACCGTCCCTCACTACCTCACAGAGAGAGTACGTGGCGAGCTCTAGGCGCGAGTACTTGTCGAGGAGTGCATCGATAGTCTTCTCGTCGTACCTACGTGCCTCGCCCTTCCTCAGGAGTACTGAGAGAACACCACGAGTACCGTTGGGGACAACGTCCTCTACGAACTGCACTACATCCACGTAGTCGACAGGAATCTCATCCTGAATGATAGGACTTACGAACTCTTCAGGACCGCACTTCTCGTTTGGCTTATCGCGTTCAGGCATCCTAGTTACAGACAGGATCTTGCCAAAGTCCTTTCTCTTACCATTACCTTCCTCACAGACCTGGTATGCGTAGATCCCCTCTGGTAGTCCAGCGTGATACGATGCAAGGTTGTAGTCTGCGCGGTTGAGGAAGACGAACGAGCAAGAGGGCTGTGAAGGCTGCTCTGGTTCTGGTTGAGGAGGGTTAGGAGTGGGATCCGGCTGTGGCGTAGGAGGCTTAGGTGTAGGATCAGGGGTAGGGCTAGGCTCTGGGGCTGGTACTACACCACCACCGCTGGTGAAGGTGTACAGCCATTCCCACGTCCTCTTGTTGTCGTAGGACACGTAGAGCTTGTTATCCTCTACCTTGAACCTAGGCGTGATACCAGGGGCACCATCCTTACCATTAGCACCGTTAGAGCCGTTGATACCATCACGACCATCACGGCCTGGCCTGCCATCAATACCATCCCTACCAGGACGACCTTCTGCGCCATCACGACCGGGGAGACCCTGTGGACCACGAGCGCCATCAGCACCCTTCTCACCGGGATCACCCTTATCACCCTTCCTCACAGCATCGATATACTTGGGATCACCTTCGACATCGACACAGATCTGGTCCATACGGAAGACCTTGATGACGACGTTCTCGCCGACACGGATCTTACCATTCTTGAAAGCACCACCACTGGTGAGGTCAAGGACAGTGTTACTAGGGATGTTGATAGTCTGCCCATCAAGATCGTAGGTATAGCGAACATCGTAGATGGTGTTCTCCTTATCGATCATGTGCTGCTCGAGGAGGTTGGTCTTGTCAACTATGTTCTTCCTCATGTAGACATACCCATACCCAAGATACTCGGTCTCTGAAGCCTTGCGGTCAGCAAAGGAGAGCTCGTTCTTATCGTTGAACTTCAGGTCCTCACTGTTAGGAAGGATGCCAGTAGTACGGATGCCAATGAGGTAAGCGATGACCTCAGGAGAGAGATCCTCAATACCAATGTTACCCTTTGCGTACTGCACTGCTTCCTCAAGCATGCACCTCGTGACATACGTCTGTGAGATCACATGACCCTCGCTGTCAGCGATAGCCCTGTCTGCGATGACCTCATCGATAGGCGCACCGAAATACTCGGTAGGCTCAGAGACGATATAACCCTGCCCGGAGATGAAGTCCTGGAAGGGGTTAGTGCTTGATGCTTCCCAGAAGCCATCAATACGGCACTTATACATCGTGGAGGTGACAAGCGTCTCACCCACGAAGGCGTGATCACCTACCCTGGGACGACGGACGGCTGCCTCAAGCTCACGCTTAGTGCCGAAGAGCCCCTTGAAAGAACTTGATCCTGAGGAGAGCCATTCCCAGTTACCCACATTCTTAACATCCTCAGATCGCGTCGACGCACCGATGTACCTCACAACTTCCCACAGACCGGAGTCCATATCGAAGTATGAGTAGACAGATCCCGCCGTCTTAAACGAGGGGATCTGCTTCTTGTCGACGTAATCCATCAGAGCTTCGATAGTCCGTACGCTAGGAGGCACAGAGTGGTAGGTTGACTGATCCACAGAGAGGAGGTCCGCTACCGTGGCCAGGACATTGACGTTGCCCTGCACGATAGGAATCTTCTCATCTCCTCGGAGTGGGGCGGACTCTGGGAAGTCCGTATCCCTCCTACCTGTAAGGGAGGTCATCTTATCCCTTAACTCGAAAATGTTACTCATATATTAACTACTTCTTTTTACCAGATACCACCTTGGCACTGGCTGCCTTTGCAGCTTGCTCCTGGATCTCCAGTTGTCGCTGCTTGTATTTGTTGTTCGCTTCCAGCTTCTCCTTCTCGAGCTTCATCTTCTCATCGAACTGCCTATCAGACTGCTCAAGAGTCCTCTGCTCTTCCTCAGAGAATACGTCGTCGTCGATACGGAAGATCGTCTGACCGAAGCCGAACGCTTCCTTCATCTTAGCAATCTCAAGCTGGGCGTCCACTTCACGTTGACTAATTCGGTCCTTGAGATCGAGCTCAGCCATCTTGAGCTGCATTTGCTGTTCTGCAGCCTGTTGTTCAGCTTGCTGTTGAGCCTGCATCTGCTCAGCCTGGCGTTGACGCATAGCCTGCTCACCTTGCTCAATGATACTTGCCTTCTCAGATATTGAGGTAGACTGGTAGAGTTTGATGATAGCAGAGAAGTCAATGGCCTGATTTTGGAGAGCGGCCTGAGCCAGCATATCCAGCTTCTGATTGATCTCCATCGTCCCACGAGAAGAATCAATAGTGATACCATAGTCGCACTCTGCAAACTCTTCTCCTCCGACAGACATGATCTGCCTAGACTGGTCTGGGAGGATGTACTCAAACTTCTTTGACCCATAGCGTAGTGAAATCTTTGCAACCTCAAGGAAGCATTCTAGCGCGCGCTTCTTCACATCCTCGTGGATAGTGAAGATCCACTCGGTGATATACGAGGACTGCAGCGTGGCGCGCTCGACACCTCCTACAGTCTCCCTATTGTAGATCTGACCTTCTCGCTGTCTTGAAATACCAGCCACGTCAGCCATCTCCTCCTTGATAGAGGCTAGAAGCTGGACGTGGTTCATGATCGATGAGGAGAGGTCAAGGTCGATAGAGGCAGCTACGTTGTTATTCAGCGCGCCGGCTAGCTTACCCTTAGCTACACCAACCTTCCCTTCCTCAAATGAATTGGTCACGACCATCTTCATCTTCCTCAGAATAGACCACCACTTCTCGTACTTCATCTCGGCTGGGAGCTTAGCCATATCCAGCTGGACTACCTTACCGATATTGTCGTAGATGATCTTGTTGAGCTTGTCATGCACAAGGTTGTACATGTAGCTATACGGCTTCATCATATCGACGAGGGAGTAAGGCTTGTCCTCGCTGAGGTTGTAGATACTACCTACTATACCGAAGTGGCACTTGGAAGGATTAGACAGCCTGTTGAACTGAATCTTCCTGGGACCGAGGTTAGCGTAGATGTCGTCTCCGATGAGTACACCTTCCCAGGCCTCGTTGATATACATGATCTTCGCTGTCTCACCTGCGAGCTCATCTACCTTGTAGTCACTGGGCATGAGGGTAGACACCTCAGCACCGGTCATAGGGTCGATAGAGGTGATCTTCTTCACCTGCCTGATGGACTTCCAGTAGACCTGCATGACACGCACGTTGCCTTCAAAGTCGTATGGTGTCAATGAGGAAGCCACAGTAGACCCATTATAGATAGCCGTGTCGTTTGGTCCAGAGTAATGGATGCCAAAACGACCGAACATCTCTGCGACGGTGAAGTTATCTCCTTCACCACCTATAAGTCCTGAGGAAGAGCCAGAGTGTATCTTATCGATCTCTTCCCTTGACAGGTTATCTCCATAGATATCTAGGATGCGTGAAGGGGACCAGTAGTCTTCCACCACGACGATGTCAGCATCTTCAATGCTACCCGATGATCCAGACTTGAAGACTCGCACCTTCATAGGGTCGAGACGTTCGATAGTAGGCTCACCAGCTACGATATCACACCTATAGATCTCCTCACCTACGATGAGCGCATCAAGGAATCCCTTGTTGAACATCAGCGGTAGTGAGAGTTCAGAAGAGTAGTGCTTGAGGAAGGCATTACCACGAATCTCGCGTAGGTCCTGCCACTTATAAGCGTACCTATGCTGTATCTCGTTGAAGGCCTCCTTGAGTTCAGCTTCATCGGTGATACCTGATTCCATGACAGCCATGATGTTCTCCATCACCTGCTGCTTCTTCATCTCCTCCATGTCTGACACCGCGGTGGGGTTGGTCACTATGACACGATAGTCAAAAGGCCTACGCGACTCTTCACCAAGGAGGACGTTGATCTTAGAGTTGATGATGGGGAAGTGCTGAATCTTACCAGGCGCATCGGAGTCAGCGAAGCCATAAGGGTTGAAGAAGGACGCCATGTCCTCCTCATGGATGATACCATTCATGAGGTCATAGTTGATCTTCTTCCTTGCGATGCTGTGTCTTACGGACGATGAGGAAACCACAGAGGATGTACCCTTCGCCCAGTCCACGCACTGGATACACCAGTCACGTGTCTTCTTGCTATTAGGGAGATTCTGTTGAGGAAATCCACCCTTTTGTTTCTTTTCGTTCATACTAACCCTGATAGACTATTTAGGCTTAAAGATAAGGGTTGCTCTTACCGCCACGCAGATTGCGATCAAAGAAGCTCATCTTCTGATCTATCTCTTCTTGCTTCTCCTCATCGTGTTCTTGGAAGTTGATGAGCATAGACTCGCGGTAGAGCATGAGGATACCCATGGCTGACACACGGTCGAAGTTACCTATGTCGTTCCAGGCTATCAGCTCCTGAAGAAGAGCACGATTCTTTATCCTGTGGAGGTTGGGTATCTCATAATCATAGACCTCACCCTCGTCTGTCTGACGTGTGACACTCACAGGCATGACGAGCCACTCGGCTAGCTTCTTCCTAGCGTAGGCGTTGATACCGGCAGTAGCTGTTACACCCTTAGCCGCGTTACCAATAGGCCTAGCCTTAAGGAGGTCTCTATCACGTAGGAACTCTAGAGTATCCTCAAGGAGGTGTGTGAGGTTATACCTTGAGCAGTAGGCAAAGAGACCTTTCTTGTTATTCTCATAGCAGATACGGCAGTCGTAGAGGATGGCTATGTCACAGCACGTGCGGTAGAAGTCATCCGAGAAGCTAGGCCTGCCGGTGTACTCACATACGATCTCGTCGGTGAAGAGGTCCAGGACGAAGAACGATCCTAAGGATGAGGTATCCGCCTGGTCGTTGTCGTATGGGTCCATACCAGCGATGTACCTACCTTGCTGCACCTTGCCATCAGCATCCTTCTCTGGCATAGCGAAGATCTCGACATGCCCTGCAGACTTATTGTCTGGCAGTGGGAAGTTACGTATGGGAAGGTCACTGACAGGATGCACACTCACGTCATAGCCCTTGCGCGATAGCTCACAGGAGATGACACCTGCATAGAAGGAAGGATCATTGTCTATCTCAGCTAGTCTCTCTCTTAGCGCGTGAGAAGGGAAGTAGCTAGCCTTGACCTGCAGGATAGCCTCCTGAGGAACGATAGGCATTTCCGCTATTCTTCGTATCAGCGTGTCCTGGTTGGTAGTGCTGTACTTGATGCGGTACCTGTCCATCAGGATCTCATAGAGAGCCCTTGTTACGTCAGATACGCCATCGCTGTTATAGCACCCCTTGCGGTTTACGTATGCCGGGAAGAAGAAGCAGAACCTATCCTTGCTGCCACCTGTAGCCTTGTCGTAGACGTTAGGCACGTTGTAGACCTTGTAGGCTACAGGGTGGTACATGATCTCCTGTGCTGAGGAGAACTCAGATGCATCAGAGCCAGCCGTACCTACACCATAGATAAGTGCGAAGGTCACACCACCTTCCTCAACAGAGTACATGATAGTGTTGTACAGGTCGATGAGGGAGGGGAAAGAACCGAACTCCTCAATGAAGATCCAACCACGCTTACCACGCGCCTTAGAGTCATCGTCCTTGACAGGCAGCCCCATGACCACATTGTTCTTCCCTTCGACAGCACCAGTATGAGGATTGACGTATGCACATCGCCACATCATATCGCTCATGCTGTTCCTCACGAGACTATTGGGCCACTCGGTATGAGACCTAGCGAAGTTCATCATAGGCTCAAACTTAGAGAGCGTGCCGTCCTTGTCTTGCAGGTACTCCTTGATATAACCGAGTAGCACGCTAGTCACACGCTTCTGCACCTTCTTTGACTCGCCGACGAGGAGACGCTTAGCCATGAGAGATGCCAGAGAGTAGGACTTACCTGCACCACGTCGCGCTAGCTCGAAAGCGTGATTACCACCCTGGAAGGCGTTATACATACCTCCGTTACGCGCTTGGTGTAGGTAGTGGTATCTCCAGTACACACCCTCCCACATCTCAGGGAACGCCTCTACGCGGTCAGCAACACCAGGCTGGTCCTCTCTGATCCTAGAGACCATGATGGGGCTGTAGTTGAGGTAGTAGTACAGGTCGCCTGTTATCCACTCACCATCAGACTCTCGCACGTAGCCATCGAGGACTCTTCTTGTCTCCTCACGAAGCCACTGCCCGAAGGGGGATGATGGGTTGGTGTTAGGCTTGAGCTTGGTGTAACAGCCATGCTTCTCGAAGTGTATAGCTGCAGGCCTGAAGTAGTCCATATCCTCAATAATATGAGGATGGGCTATGTCTACTATGATACGACCGCGCTCGTCACGTGGGAGGTCCTTAGCACGCTTACGGTGTGGGCTTATGAGGTGCTGGATGAAGGGGACGGACTGAATGAAGTCATCCATCTGTTCCTTCACCTCCTCAGGCATGTCAGGTGTGAGGATCTCTAGCGGTGTCTGATATTCATTAAGCTCAATCGTCATCGTCGCTAAAGTCAAAGGCATCCTCACCCACAGCCTTCCTCATGCTACCTCGGATAGCTGAGCTCTCCTCAATATCAGAGTTCATGGTCTTCTCTACCTCGTTAAGCGTAGACACCAGTGCTGGAAGTTGCTTGATGGTGTTAGTGATAGTGTTAGGCTGATAGAGGGGCTTGCCCTTATCATCCACAGCGCGGAAGTCGATCTCCTCTAGGAACGCCGACAGTTTGTTTATGAGTCCTCTTGTGCTATCCAGTAGCTTAGCTGATACGGGCTTGAATGACTCATAGAAAGTGATAGCCTCAGTAACGAGAGGGGATGGGGCCCATCCGGACTCCATCCCTAAACCCTCTACTATCATCTTCGTCCTTTCCTCAGGATCATTGTACATCTGGTACTCTGATCTGGGGTCTGCGAAGAAATATATGAAAGCCAGCTCCAGCTGAGCAGTAGCCTTATTCTTGGACTTATCTTTCTTCCAGATATCAGCGAACGGCTTGAGGAGGTAGGCTTCCTCAGAGATCACTATGTCAAGCCCTTCTTTCTTGAAGAGCTTGATCATAACTTGATGCTCTTATCTGGAATAATGATCTTCTTATCGGGGACAATGATCGTCTCGCGACCAGCGACCGACACATGGTCTGGATGATATGAGTCCTTACCGATAACTTCCTTCTTCAGGATCTCTGCATCGACAACACCATAGAGGTCGCCTTCGGAAACGATGAGGCACTGAATACCATCGATCTCTACGGCAGGCAAGTCGATATGAGCCTGCTCACCTTCACCGCGGAAGTACCTCATGACATTGACAAGGACGATATCCTCGGGCTCACAGGTCCTAACACTTGGACCTACATAGACAACACGCATTGGTGTCACCTTAGGATCAAGATACTTCATAATGAGATTACGGCTCATGAAGTTCTTGTCTGCGATAACATCAACTTCAAGCGGTGTCACAACCACGTGATTGAACGATGGCTTCATGCCCTTGATGAGCAGACCGCTCGTCTCAGTCTTGATTACTCTTTCTTCCATTCTTCTTATTTCTAAATGCGCCCAGACCGTGGATATTCACAGCCTTAGGGCTTCGTTCTTTGATTATGTCTTTAACCGCGGCCCAGTACCCATTGTATATGGCTTCTACCTCATGAGGAGAGAGTCCATAGGTCTTAGCTACCGCGATGTAATGGTCTCGTAACGCCTTGCTTAGCGTCTTGCTATTCAAGATCATGATACGAAGATACTACATTCTACTTCTTGATAGGCTCATACCGCTTCTCTGCGGCTGCCTTACGCTTCTGGTGGTAGTAGTCAAACGCTTCCTTCCTCATCTCATCTCTGATATCCTCATTCTCGCCACCTCGCTTAGTCGCGGTTGAGGAGAGATAGCTATCGAAGACCTGCTCGAACTTCTTATACTCAGCTGAGTTAGGATTGTTACCTGCGTGCTTCTCAGCGTATGCTTGTCTGAGGGTATGCATATAGACTGGGTACCTATCATCGCCTGGGTAGTATGCAGCCATGTTCATCATAGGATCCTTATTGTAGCCACGCTCCTTTGATGGGTTGTAGAAGATCTCTGCAGGTGTCTGGTCGAGTGCAGCCTTCTCCAGCTTGCCTTCCTTGTAGAGCTTAGCTGCCTCTTCCTCAGCTGAGTTAACAGCGAGGTAAGAGTTAGGCACACCCTCCATACCGCGCATCTTAGCCCTGACGAAGAGGTCTGCCATCATACGACCGCGCATATCCTTACCATAGACCTTGTCTGGATCAACATTACCTTCGGTGCTATATCCCTTGAGGAAGCCGTCAACTTGATTATAGACGGCATCATGTGACAGAGGACCTGTCAATATACCAGCTGCGACTCTTGATCCTGCACCAGCAATCTTATCCGCTGTTCCCTCAGGTACCCCGAAGAACTCCATCACAGCCTTCCCGCCTTTCTTGATAAGACCCTTAACCTGCTGACCACCACTAATCGTCGTCCTCGCAAGATTAACAACTGCACCGGTGATATTATCACCAACGAAGTTTGGGTCGACTAGACCAGCGCGGCTACCTATCCTATACCCTGGAACATCCTTCCCTAACTCACCTATATTATATCTAGGTAGCTTCTCGGGGTCATACTTGCCGTGCAGGGAGGCGTTTGCGGCTATTGCGGACAGCCCAGCGCTTGCGGCAGTAGAGAGTGGGCCAGCCCACTTAATCATGTTAGAGTACTTGGCGAACTTAGCTAACTTAGCTCCACCCTTGAGAGCCTTGTCACCAACGATAGCAGCTTCGGCATTGGCTATCCTACCAAGGAGGGTCTTAGACTCACCAGCCTTCTGTATAGCAGCCTTAGCCGACTCACCAATAGGTACTATTGCCTCCTTCCTCATGACCCTATCAGCAATGTTCCTACCGACAGCTGCAGCCCCATAGCCAGCCCTCACGATAGGCTTGACAAGGGTCTTACCACCAGAGTAGGCTGCATTGACACCCACCCTACCGGTGATAGCAGCTAGCGTAGCACCTATAGATCCTATAGCCCCAACATTGGCTAGCTTAGAGACGATGTTCCCAGGGTCCTTGTCATTCTCAACTTGATTAGGCTGGCTTATGTACTCGCCAAACCCAGTGGTATTGACAGCACCATTGCCACTACTATAGAACCGCTTGACCTTGGTAGAGTCAGCAGCTGCACGCAGGGGTACTGATATTTGTGGTTGATTATCTTTTGCCATATATGTACGTACTATGTTATACCGCAAAGGTAAGGCATAACTATATGGCCTGAGGAAAGAGGACATTGTGGTGGTGTATAAAAGGCGACGCCCACCCTATGGAAAGGTGAGCGTCATTGCGAGGTCTCGGTGTCATCGTCCGACCTCTACTCGAAGGTAGCCTGATATACCTTCGTATTGGCAGGGGATCTTAGGCAGGTCTTTGGTGTCCCCCATTTGTGAGTAATAAAGTGTACCGAACGGATCACTGAATCGCCGCCATCTCACACCACTATCCGCTTGACCGACCTATCAGTTGCGGACCAGCGCCTTCGGGGATAGGGCCCTACAAGCGCAATGTGCGTTTACTGTCTTCCTCATGAGGAAAGAGTAGTGATAAGACCTGACCGTAGGGAATCAAACCCTATCCTCGTCAGGAGTACATACAGTACCAGTCAGTAGTAGAGTGTGGGGGAATCGAACCACCGCGGCACCGCCACCCAGCACAGCTAGGCCCAAGCCTTTGGATCACACCCTAACGCCCCGAGGGGCAGAGATAAAAGATAAGATACGATGCAGAAAGGTCGCCACCCTTCACTGCAAAGGTATATATAATCCCCAACCTACCAAAACACCATGCGCCACTCTCCCGAGTAGCGAACAGCTGATAGACAAACTTGAAATGGAAATTATGGGGCTAACCCCACAACCCAAGAATAACGATAAGATTTATTACATAGCAAAGATACTACCTCTTCCTCAAATCCCCAAAAGCAATACGCACCACCTTCCCAGGCAGTGCGTACCAAAATCAAGCTACACTTGATTAGCCAATTAACCTATTATATCCACGACGCAAAGGTACAAAAGATATGCGCACCACCCATGAGAGTGATGCGCAGACCCAGTTTAACAACTAACCTAAATAGTATGGGAGACTCAACAGTGCAAAGATACACCTTTATATGAGAACATGCACCACCCCGAGGAGCAGTGCATGTAACCCTAACTAAACAATCAATATGAAGCCAATTACCTACCGCCACAAAGATAATACATATCAAAGAAGTATGCATCACCCCATATAGAGATGATGCATACAAACAATGGCACACACGAGGGGAAGACTCCCCTACCGCAAAGATATACATAAAAGCGATACGCGCTATCTTCTCAGACAACGCGTACCTGTAATACTATAAACCAATGGAAATATGATGTGCTGGGAAAAAGCTCAAAACCCAGCAACACAAAGGTACACATAAAACAAATACGCGCTACCCATACCGGGCAACGCGTATCTAACCGATAAATACCAAACAGTTATGTCGAAACTTCTCACACCAAAGATACACACTTCTTCCTCCTCAACCAAAATACCAAGACTATTCCTTACCCAGCACACCACCAACACCGCTAAGTCCGGTGCCTACACAACACCTACTCAAGGCCACTAAGCTCATCTACTATCCCTTCCTCAACCAGAATACACCATCCCTTCCTCAACCATAGTACCAATACCAATCATATTGATGACCTCCGATTTAGGACTACAAAAAAATGACCTAAAAAATTTTTAGATACAGCTGAACTTATTCTCGCTAGAACCTCCCGCTTCGGTTGTCCAGAAAATAACTATGATTTTTTTTGAAAGTTGCAGAACTTACAAGCGCACACTCCTCCCGCTTCAGTAGTCATTCTGAAAATCACCTAAAAAAAATTGAACATTGGTCGATTTATTTGTGCAGAGAGCTCCCGCTTCGGACCCCCTCCGGCGATCAGCTCCTGTGTTGGTACCCCCGGGTGCGGGGAATATCCCTTGTCAGGGAGCGATGGGTACCACAACGACGTGGGTACCCCACCGCTGAGCATAGCGAGCGACACACGTCATAGCTCGCACCCTAGACCTCACCAGTGCAGGACGCTGGCCAGGTCACAAGCACCACGAACACAGAGTCCAGCGTGCAGCTCAGCAAGGGGTGTAACCCAGCTCCACATCAAGGGTGTATTAACACTCTCCTTTCCTCAGGAGATAATACTCACACCCATCTGCGCGAGCCAATCCTCGTGACCAAGGCAATGACACCCAGAACAGCCGTTGTGGTGACGGCGCTAATGGGAAGGCGTGGGGTAGGGGCTGTCTCCTCTTCCCGCCTTTCTGTCTTTCTGTGGGTGTATGTCTGTAGCTGATACTACGGCTATACTTAGCTGTTGTTGCCTTGCTATTCTGTCGTACACCATCCTGGTTGGGGTGGTGTTCATCTATTGTTTCACTTCCTAACACCTTACTACAATGGAAGCAATCAAGAACCTCCGTGAATCGTCCGTCCTTCTGTCTAACGTTTGGTGCTCTTCTTATGCTGAGCTTGCTATGGCTTTGTGGTCTCCTGTGGCTAATATCGTCCTCGATGGGCTGAAGTATAATGGCACCAATGGTAATATTGATGATATCAAGCGTGCTGTAGGTCGCTGTGCAGAAGGTTGCATAGCTGACTACCTTGCTGATATCGTCAAGGCTCACGCCACAGATATTGAGTATCGTGCGCTGTTTGATGGTCTTGTAGCCTTCGACAGTCAGAAGTACGATACTTTCGTCGATGCCGAAGAGCGTGGTGAAATCGGCTATGCTGTTCCTGAGGAGGAGCATACCTGTGAATTGTCAACCCTATTGTCTAACCTTAATATGTCCAGCTATGATGAGCTTGCTGAGCGCATCTACTCATTCAGTTGTGTTGAGGAATGCCTCTACTATGACACTGATGAGAAGGAGTCTATGGGATGGGTCGAGAAGATCGTCCTTGACAGTGCTGAAGCAAGAGACAGAGACCTTATGGCAGGCATTAGTATGTTTGCCACTGAGGAAGAGTATCGTATTCTCTACGGCAAGCTATGTGGGATGGCTCAGCTGGATTACTGGCTAGACCTCGATATGGAGCTAACTCAGAATGCGGCTATCGCCGCTGAGGAGATGGCGAGAGAGTCGGCCTTCATCAGTGATGAGTTCGAGGTGTTCTTCGATGAAGAGACCGGTGAATACAAGGTCGGTTACACTGGTGAGCGTCTGACTGATGAGGACTACGAGGAGATGGAGCGCCTCGAAGTTGATGACAACTTCCACGCCAGCCTCTACCAAGCAGACTGTCTCCCCTTCTAATAACAGCAGTCACCTTCCCCACCTCCGGGGGAGGTGGCTTTCATACTAACCTTATAATAACGACACGATTATGAACGCATATAGAATACCACAAGAAACCCTCAAGCAGTTTGGTGCCGCACTCTCAGACGAAGCTATGCTCGATGAGCTGCACTCTAAGCTTGACCTATGTTTAATCTCTGAGGAAGGCGAAGTCATCTTTGCTATGCAACTCGTTAAGGCTCACCGTGAAACCGCTGAGTTTATGGAGGAGTATGCAGAGAAGGAAGACTACCTAACCGTCCTTAACGCAGCTAAAGACGAGAGAGATCGTAGACGCTCACTGCGTAGCTTTGTTAGCGATGCCATCCGCGACCAGCGAGCTTACATCAAATACCAAGAGGTCCTCGCTGGAAAGACCGACGATCTCCCATTCTAACGCCCTGAAGGGGGAGGAGGGCTAAAGCCTCCCCCATACTTAACAATAACCGCCTAACGGCACAACACCTACATATATGAATACTATCAACGTCAACAACGAGATCACCGCTATCATCAACCTCGCTAACACCGCCATCCCCAATGCCGGCACCAAGGATAGCGCAGTCGTAAACTATCGCCTTGCTTACGAAGCCATCGTCAAGCTGATGAGCAAGGCGCCAATCCTGCAGTTCGTCCTATGTCTAATCATTAAGTGGGCACAGCCCAGCCAGAAGAAGGCTACACTCCTACGTGACGTTATCGACAATCGCGTACGCAAGTATGGGTACCTGAGGAAGGTAGCAAGCTCTCTTCCCTCCTTCTATGTCCTGATGGGTGGTGCTATCGCACACCTAATCTTCCGCATAAGAAAGAAGGAGAATGGCGCTCTGTGGCTGACCCATATCTTCCAGAATGGTCCTTACCACAGCAAGGCCAGCATCCTGCGCAATGGTGCTATTGCCCTGGATGGACTGCGGGATGCTGACAACTATGGAACGAGAGCTGAAGCCAGAGCACTGAATGTTGTCGTCTCCGTCTGCCACTACGTTGGCATCTCCGACCCTCTCCTGTGTGCCCGCCTGTACCTCTACCGTCAGGCCAGCCGTATCTTCTAATCCCCTGCGGCCTTCGGCCGAACGTCGGGGGATATCCCTTGTCGGGG